CAAGTACTCGAAGACCACGTCGAAGAGTGCTTCAAAAACTGGCAACCCGTGGACAGCCTAAAAGCGGAGAACCCAATGGACGAACCCATTCCCGACCTTCTGATCAAAGTTGCCGATGTCCTCCACTTCCTCGGTCGCTACCGAGAAAGCAACGTGCTGATTCTGCTCTCGCGTTGGCTCCGAGCTCGCGGCATCGCTACGGACGAAACGCTTCAGCGCGCGGTGGAGGCGGCGGAGCGCGACATGCCGCCGTTCATTGTCGCCCCCCAAAGTATGGAAACCCCGGAGCGCAGCAAGTGAAGCCTGCGATCCACAAGGAGCGCATGGCTGAACTCCTGAATCTTTTTCGGCTTCTTCGGGACCTCCGCCGCGTCATCACGTCACTCATTTTCGCTCCTAGCCAATGGAAGCCGAGCAAATGAGACCGCTCGCGATGGTGCAAACGGTCGAGCAAAACGTGCGCGTGGTGCTGGTTTGGAGCTCGACCAGAAACCGCTACGTGAAGAGCGATCGGAGCGTGCTCTTCGCGCGGTGCCCCGTGTGCAAATCCAAAAAGATGGAGCCCTGCGTCGGGCCGCGCGGCTACCACGGCACGACACATTACAAGCGCCGCGCGAAGGCCAAGCGGTTCATTCGACGCGGCCCCCAAAGTCTCGAATCCCCGGAGCGCAGCAAATGATTCTGGCAGACGCGGGTTTGCGGGTTCGATTCCCGTTCGTGGTGGGTCTTGACTGGTACCCATCGCTCCTTTCTCCCGCGAAGAGCGCGAAGTCGCGTGCTCTCGCATCCCGAGCGGTCTTTGCGCCCGCCGGTTCTTTCGCTGCCGAGCGCAATTTTCGTTACGTGGAAGCAAACTTTTGAGGAGCGGTGAGCCGATGGCAGCACAAGACGACGCTGAGTTTTACAACGCCTCGCAGGAATCGCTGGAGAAGTTCCGCGAGGACTATCGCGAGCGCAAATCCGATCCGTTTCGGATGACGCTTGAGCAAGCGTACGCCGCGGGTTTTTCGGCGGGGCATCGACACGGGCGAGCAACCATGGTCGGCGCGTTGATTCGGTTCGCTGAGATTCAGGAGAAGGGCGAGCCGGTCGTAGAGCCGGTCGTCCAGCAGGAGCCGGCACGCTGATGTATCCGCTTACGTGTCAAAAGTGCGGCGTCGTCGACTGCAAGCGGCATCCGCTCCACATGATTTGGCTCCGGCTCCGGTGGCTTTTCTCGTGACCGTCACGAACGCCATGCGGGCCGATGCGGCTTTCGCTATCGAGCAGGGCTTGCGCGCGATCGCACGCTGTCCGACTCCGCTCCAAGTTTTCATCGATCACTTCGAGGGCTTGAAGCGCGCTTTCGCGGTCGAGCAGGGCGTGCGCGCCATTGCGCGCTATCGCATCCCGGTCTGCGGCGAGCACGGCTTCTACCGCTCTCGCTGCGAGCGGCTCGGTCTCTACCACGCCAACGGAAAAGTCACCCACGGGTGCATCAAAGAAAGAGGGACGTACTGATGAGACCAAGTGAAGTGCTTCTGGACGGCGGTGGCTATCCGCTTCCCGACACGCTCGGCCGCGCCGACTTCGAAATGGCCGCCGGCATGATCGTGCTGGCGTGCGCGCTCTACGACGACAAGTGGCAGCCGGTCTCGGGGCCACAAATCGCCTACGCGCTCGAGCAAAACATCCGCGCCGGCCGCATGCCGTGGGTCGCGCTCCAGAAAAACCCCACGGTCGCGGCTCCGTCGTTCCAGGCGCTTGCCGATCGCGGCTACGCGCGCTTCACGAAGTCGGATCGCGAGCGGAGCCCGATCGAGCTCACCGACAAGGCGCTCGACTTGATTCGGGCCAAATGGTTTCGGCCGGGCGGCATCGCAGCGGTGGTGAAGTCGTGAGCCAATCGGTAGCTGCCCACGTCATCACCATTCTCGTGCTCGAGAACGGTGCCGTAGAAGGCGATCTGGACGACGCCGTCTCGCTCTGGCCCGTCTGCGCGACGGAAGGCCAAGCGACCACCATCGACGGGCAAGCCCGCTCGATTTTGGATCAGGCGCTCAGGAGGATTCTGGTCGGGGACCTCGCCCCAGAAAGATTGCCGTCCCCGGAGCCCTCCGATGGATGAGATCACTCGAGACCAGGCGCGCGGTTACATCATGCAGAACCTGCTCGAGATCGCGCACAGGGCGGCACTGACCGAGCTTTCGTGCGCTCGCGATTGTCTTGTCGAAGGAGAAGGCGAGCCGCTCGTGTTTCTCGTCGATGGCACGACTGCGGCCGTGGATACGTTTCGCGCCGAAGTCGCCGCATTTGCACCGAGCTTCGCTGAAGTGCAGGTCCGGCGCGCTCGGCCTGTTTGCTTCTGCGATGGCAACGGTTACGTCCCGTGCGACGAGTGCGAGGGCGAGGGCATCGTCGGGCCCTTTTGTGGCGATGATCTCTGCACCGGCAACGAGTGCTTTCACGACATGCCGAAGCACGTGTGTGGCGTGTGCAAGGGCAGCGGGATCCTCCTCTGCCCAGCCCACGAGTAACGCGGTTTCCAAGCTTTGAGGAGCGGTGAGCAGATGGACAAAACACCTACTGAGCTTTTCGCAGTCGTCTTTCCCGACGGCGGCTCGACGACGTTCAACAAGCTGAGCGAGGCCGAGCTTTACGCCGGCCGCGCGCGCGGAGCTTACGGGCCGCTCGTGATTGCGCGATTCGTGCTCGATGGCGCCGTGCCGCCGAAAACCTACGAACCGCCGACGATACGCATTCTGTCGTGCCAGACGTGCAAACACGCCGAGCTCGATGACGATGGCGACCTCAATTGCACAAAACTCGCACAGGACGACGCCGTGTTCCGGAACAGCGTTTTCATGGCGTACAACAGCGACGGACCGGCGGAAGCGGTCGCGGTCGGCGACGATTTCGGCTGCGTCCTTCACGAGCAGCGAGATCCCAATGAACGTTGAAGGCTGGCAAGCCGGTTTATTCTTCGGGACGGCGTTCACGCTGGTCGCGGAGTTCGCGGTGCGCACCGTGCTCCACAAGGTTCGCCACCGCGGCCACGACCACTGCACCAACTGCCAAGGCTGCCTCCGCCCTGACGGCCGCGGCGAGGGCGCGCTCGAGACTCTCTTCGTCTGTCCGGTCTGCGGCGACACAGTCCCGGAATGGGCGCCACACGACCAGACGCACACGATTCCGATTGGAGAGGTCGTGTGCCAATGCGGCGCCGCCTTCGGGCAACGCCTGCCGCTCGACTCCTGTCCGGTGCACGGTCCGGATAAGCAAAACTTTGAGGAGCGGAAATGAAGTCCTGCAAGTTTCGTTGGAAACGTCGTCGCCCCACATACGACTGGCAACCTCCGCGCCGAGGACGCTACGCGGAACTGGCCATTGCGGTCAGCAAGCGCTCGCCCGACCCTGCTACGTACATCACCAAACTTCCCCGCGGCTGTTCGCTACAGGATGCTTTGAGTGATTTCGCACGCTCCGAGTGGAACCGTCAGACGTTAAAAACCACCGCGACGCTTTATGTCGACGGGGAAATAGCTGCTGAGTCGGCGGTCACTTTTCGCGTGCGCGAGACGAGAGGCAGGGCGCAATGACATCCGAGTCTCGCGCCTGGGGCGTTTGGGGTGGGGTGCCGGGCGGCTGGTGCCACATTGGCGATCCGCACGATGACGACGGCTATCGCGGCTCGCGCGAAACGGCACTCGCTTTTCTCGAACGCTTTCGCCGCGAGTATCCGGAGCTCGACGCGCGCTCTCCGTACGAAGCGATGCTTTTCAATCCAGGCAAGGAGCCTCCGTTTGCTCGCCGTCGGTTGACTCCCGCGATGCTGGAATGTCTGAAGCAGATCGCCGCTCGGCGGCGGGCGGCCTGCGATCAGTCGCCGCAGTCGTGGGGCGGGTTTTCACGCGCAACCTACAGCGCGCTTCTTTTGCACGGCTATGTGATGAACAGCGCATCGCGGCGGGTGGGACTCCGGATAACGCGTGCAGGACAGGCGGAGCTCGATGCTGCATTGGAGAAACGCCCATGAGCGACGAGCATGAACGCCTCTTGCGTAAGGTGATGATCTGCAAGCCCGAGGATTACGAGCCCTGGGGCGAGCTCAAGCGATGGGGCAAGCCCGACGATCGGCATGCGGACTGCTCGACGGGATGCAAATTCGCCCGGTGGCTCGAGGACGTGAAGATCGAGGGCGATCAGCACTATTTGTCGATGGACTGGTGCGTGTGCACGAATTCATTGGGCGCTACGGCCCGCCCGCGTCGGCCGTGTGGGAGCAAGAGCCATGAAGGTTGATTTTTCTCATCTGGTCCGCGTGGTGTCCGGTCGCAAAGCCAGCGACGTCACCGCCCATCAAATGCGCAATCTGCTCGGCCTGATGATGCGGATCCACGGCATCTTTGGCGACACGCCGGGGCAGTTCGCGTTCATTGCTGACATGCTGCAACAGTGCTCGGAGAGCGACGAGCAGCTTCGGGTGCTTTGCATGCGCCTCGCACGGTTGATCTGCGTGGTGCACGTGGACGCCATCGGGAAGTGTTTGGCTACGGACTACGGAATCGGGGACGACATTGAGCGCCCGTCAAATTAGTGGAACCACGAAACGATGAGACAGCTCGACATCGATACTTTCGTAGCATGGAAGGATGCGCCCGCATGGGCGCCCTGGCGCCGCGTGCACAAGGGCGATGTCCGTTGCCGCGTGCTCGCGGACAAGCACTACACGCGGCAGAGCCCGGGGCATCCCATGTGGACGCGCCCCGGCTACAACTTCGTGCTCTACGCGAACGACCTCGTGGGCGACGCCGTTTTTTGCTGGTGGCGTCCGAAGTGGGAAGCTGGCCAAGAACGCAAGGACCGGCTCCACGTCATCGAATGCACGATCTTTCGCCGCGAGCAGTTGCCGTGGGTCGCCTCGGATCTGATTCGCGCGGCGGTCGCGGCGCTCGACACCCCCGAAGCGGCGGCGGATTTGCGCTACGCGAGCATGGGCCTCATCGATTGCTTGATCACGGGCGTCGGCTCGAAAGCGACGGCACGGCTGCGCGGCAAGCGCAGCCTTCCCGGACACTGCTTTCGCCGCGCGGGCTGGCGCGAGCTCGCGAAGCGCGGTGGGCGCGCTGACGTTTGGCTTTGGTATCCAGCGCCGGCAGCGCTCTCGTTTCGCTGTCCCGCACCCGAATGCAACGAACAAGGAGAACCGCGGTGAGCGAAACAGAAGAACGCATTTTGGATCTGCTCGATGAAGTGCGCATGGACCTCGGCCGGATTGCAAATCACCTGCCCAATCCGGAGGAGCGGCGGGCGCGGCTTCGCGCTCAGATTGCTGCGATGCTTTTCACTACCGAGGCATACGACGCTGCCGGTGCAGCGCATGCTGTGAAGGGTGCGGATCTGTTGCTCACGGAGCTCGGCCTGTGAAAGCCCACCTCGAGCTTCGCCGCAACAAGGACTTTCCCTTCTCGCTCGTGGTTGCGCGAGACCGGGAATCGGTGAGCGCGAAGACCGCGCGCGTACTCCACGATCGGTGCGCGTTTCGCATCCACGATCAGTGCCTGGACGACCACTGCAAAACCGCTGACGGCGGACCCCTCACCCACGGCGCGATCGATGGCAATTGCCTCGCGCTCTTGCTCCAGCACCCGGCCAGGCCGCTCGAGACGAGCAAGAAGGCGAATCGGATGCTCTCGATGTTTGTAGAGAGCTGGTTTCGGGAGCAACGGACGTGAAAGCGCTATCGCTCACGCGACCCTGGGGCTGGATCATCCTAAACCTCGGGAAGCGCATCGAGAATCGCACCTGGGAGACCGAATATCGGGGACCGGTGCTCCTTCACTCGTCGAAAACGATGACGCGCAATGATTGGTACAGCGCCCACGATTTCGTCGAGACGTTCGATCCGGAAGGTGCGTCCCGGATCCCCCAGCCGAAAGATCCGCGGCTCGTCGCGAGCGCGATCGTCGGGTACGCGGAAATCATCGGCGTCATCCAACCCGGCTGGCGCTTGCGGCGGAAGGTTTCGGAGCGGCAGCGCGCCGAGCTCGAGGCGCAGAAGCATTGGTACATGGGGAGCTACGGCTTCGTGCTCCGGAACGTCCGGGCCACGCCAATCGTACCGTGCAGCGGGCTTCTCGGGCTCTGGACGCCGGCGCCCGCCGTGGTAGCAGCCGCGCTCGGAGTTCCGGCGTGAGCTTCGAGGATACGCCCGCCGGCTACGCCGTCTGCCAGGCGTGCGACGCGCCCGCGACGCATACGGTCAAGTACGAAGGGAAAGAGACGGTGCTTTGCAAGTACCACCGCGAGCTCTTGGGAAAACACGCGAGCTTCGCGGAAGCGCTCCAGGAACGGGCGAGGAAGGAAAAGAAGCGATGAGCTCACGACTCAAGAAACTCTGGAAGGACGACGACATGCCTCGAGCTCTGCTCGAGGCGTGGGCGCAACACGAAGCTTTCCGCCGGCTCGGATTTTCGCCGGACGACATTTTCTTCGGCGCCAACCAGCCGGAGCAAATGGGCCTCACTCCGATCCTGAAGCACCAGCCGGATCTCCGCATTTGCGTCACCGAAGAGCAGTACTGGCAAATCGTTTGCGTGCTGAAGACGCAGGAGAAGCAATTCGTGGTGACGTGCGGGTGGTGCCCGAAGCGGATGAGCCACGAGCAGATCCTCGCGCGTTGGGAAAGCTTCGTGGAGCGGTTCAATGCGGGGAAGATCGAAGACTCGTACCTTCAGCGCGTTTGGGAGCGCTCGCAGGTGCGGCGCGATGCGGTCCATCTGATTGAAGCGCTCGGGCGCGCAGAGATCCGGATACCGGGGGACCTCTCATGATGCACACGTGCCACGCGGTCGACTGCAAGGAGCACGTTCCGCCGCGGCTTCTCATGTGCCGTCGGCACTGGTTTATGGTGCCGGAGGAGCTCCGTGGAAATGTCGAAAAGACGTTCGTGTCGGGGCAGGAGCGCAGCAAGAAGCCGACTTTTCTCTACCTCCTGAACGCTTCGCTCGCGATCGCGGAGGTTGCCGAGAAGGAGGGCAAGACCCAATACGCTCAAGTCCACCGCGAGGCGGCGGCGCGTTGGGCGGCGCGACTCATCGCGCTCAAACCCGAGGGTCGAGAGCTTCTCCGCCGCTACGCGGCATCGCGGCGCTGAACATGAAGCCGCTCACCACGCCGCAATATCGCGAGCTCGTCGAGCTTTCTCGTCCCGGCTATCCGGACATGGATCCGAGTTCCGAGCCTGTTTGCCAAGAGCTTCGGCGTGAAGGTTTTGCTGTCATCACGCGCACCGAGGAAGACGGGGACGACGAGATCGAGTTTTGGGACATCACCGAACGCGGTCGCTTGGCGCTTCGCATCCATCTGCTGTTTTTGGCCTCAGTGGCGGTGTCGCATGTACGACTCTGACAACAATTACGACCGCTGCGATGCCGAGATCGGCGAATTCCAGTGCTTCCGCAAAGACGGGCACTACGGGCGCCACTCGGCGCGTCACTACAAACGAAACACGTTCATCTATTGGATCATCGAGACACGTCGCGAAGGGCCGGAGCCGTGCACGTGTAACGCTGGTCCGCAGCACAAGCCGGATTGTCCGGCCTATTCGGAAATCCGGCGACGAAAACGAGGTACGCGGTGAGAAAGAAGATTGTCCCGATTCGAGGCACCAAGAAACGGAAGTTCCGGCCGATCCCCAAGCACCTGCCACCGGTAAAGACGCTCGGCGCGCCGCGGCCACTGGTAGGCGGGGGGGTCGGGGAGCTCGTTCGGCATTTCTTGTCGAACCGCGCGGCGACCACGCTGAAAGCCTACCGAGCTGACCTGGATTCGTTCGCGGGGTTTTTGGAGAAGCACTCGAGCGAGGAGGCGATCGCGGAGCTGCTCGAGGGCGGCTCGGGCAATGCGAACCTGATTGCGCTTCGCTGGCTCGGTCAGATGCGCGACGACGAGCTCGCGAGCTCGACGCGGGCGAGACGCATTTCGACGCTGCGCTCGGTGGTTGTCTTGGCGCGCATGCTTGGGATGGTGACCTGGGAGATTGAGATCAAGCCGCCCAAGTTTCAACGCACCTCCCACACCGTTCCAGAGGTTTCCGATCTGCAATGCTTATTGCGGGCGTGCGGAGATGGCTTGTTGGGCACGCGCGACAAGGCTCTTTTGCTCATCGCTCTGACAATGGGATTGCATCGGTCGGAATTGGCGACACTGACGCTCGGCGACTACGATCACGCTCAATCGCGGCTCTTGATCCACGGGAAAGGCGGTCGCAAGTCTTGGATGAAGGTGCCACCGCGGACGGCGGAAGCCCTGAACGCCTGGATCTGTCTATCCCGCGGCGAATTCTGCTCGACTACCTCGCCGCCTTTGCGCGCTGACCCCAAGAGCCCCATTTTCTTCCGCTTGGACCGAACGCTCAGCGAGGAGTGTGCCTCGATGACCCCCGACGGGATCTACATCGTCATCCGCCGCTTGGGAAAACGGGCCGGCATCCGCGTTTCTCCGCACGACTTGCGTAACGCGTCGTTGGCGGCGGCTCTGAAAGCGACCAATGGCAATATTCGCGCGGTCCAAAGATTTGGCCGGTTCAGCGACCCCAACTCCGTTTTGCCGCACGACGAGCGGCGCATCGATGCGGCAGGCACGATTTCCGAGTCGGTGGCAGCTTTGACGGATGGTCGCAAATGACCCGCCGCGCGATCCGCTGCGAACACGGCTTCCTCGAGAAGCTCTGCGCCAAGCCCGGTTGCAAACACTGGGATGGACTCCGCACCGCGCGCGAGAAAGCGTCGCTGACTCCGCGCCAGCGCTCGTGCCACGCTCGGCGCAGCAAAAAGTACCTCCCCAACTTCCGCACCGATCCGAGGTGACGCCCATGATGCAGCTCATCGTCCGCACGTACGAATACCAAGGCCAGAAGCTCGCGCTCGTTCTCGAGCACACGTTCATTGGCAAGACCCGCGCCGAGGCGCTTCACTATTCCAAGTCGCACGAGGCAACCGATTCGTTCTATCGGAAGACGGGCGGCCATCTCGTTGCCAGGAACGCGTTCAGCGGGGTCGGACCAACGATCGCGCATGCCAAGTACAAAGGGATTCAGACCGTGACCGATGCCCAATTCCGGAGGCGCGAGCGATGAGAGAAATCCGACAATGGATGAAAAAGACCAAAGGGACGGTCACGTTTCAGCCGGGGCCGTTCGGAGGGGTGATCGTGCTTCTCTCGACGCCGCGCTCGGCCTCGGTGCGCCGCGAGGTGCTCACCACCACGAGCCCCGAAATGGACAACATCAGCGAGGCGTTTCGGCTGGCTCGGACCCGGCACACGATCAAATTGGCGGCTACCACTTGCGTCAGCCGCGAAGTCGACGGAAAGCATTCCTAATGAGCGACCACGAAGTCATCCTGGCGGACGCTTTCAAGGTGAGGACCACCCGGCCCGCGCGGCACGTGGTCGTCCCGCACATTCACACCAATGCCGTGGTGAGCGACTTTCTGGCGCCGCTCGTAAAGTACGCCGAGACGGCCGACGGCTGCGTCGCCTACCTCTCGGTCCGCGGAAAGACGCTCAGAATCACGCTCGAGCGGCTGTGATAAACTTTTTTCCGTGGCTCACCGACTGACGTTCGAGGGGTGTTTCGACAAGCGGAAGCTGCGCGCGCTGATCGTGACGCTGCCGCTCACCTACGCCGTGCTCAATTCGATGGTGAGCAAACCCGTCAAGTGGCCGAGCCAAGTGCGCTGCATGACCGACTCGAAGATCCGCGCCGGCAGGAAACGCGGCGCCGGCCACGGGTACACGTACACGAGCGGCCCGCGGCGCAATACGATTTGGCTCAATCACTACATGACCGAAGCCGGTTACTGGCTGGTCTTCACGCACGAGAATCTCCACCACGCCTTCCCCGATGCGAGCGAAGACGAGATCAACTGCTCGCAATTGCCTTACGTTTTCGAGGAAGTGTTCGGGCGCAAATGGCCGGGGCACGAGTGGGCGCGGAGCCAAGGCGTCGGCTCGCCGCAACCTGGCACCGGAGACCGAAGCTATTGTCGGTGAAAGCCGCTGGCCTCTTCGTCGCCGCTCGCTCGACGCGCGCGCACCTCTTCGTGCAAAACAGCACGACCGGCTGGTGGGAATCGACGGGCGGCCATATCGAGCGCGGCGAAACGGCCATGATGGCCGCGATTCGCGAATTCTGGGAAGAGACCGGCTACCGGGGCTCGCTCACGATCGAAGACCACAACTATCAAGTCGGAGAGTTTCTGCTGTTCGATGGCTGGATCCCGGTCGAGTTTTCGCCGGTGCTCAGCGTCGAGCATCGCGCGTATGCTTGGCGCCACCTCGACCACCCGCCTCGCCCGCTCCATCCGGGGCTCGAGGCCGTCATCCGGGAGAAGGGCTATGCTGTTTGATGTCCACGTCGATCTGATCAAGAAAATGGCGCGCGACGTCGGCATCGGAAAGCGCGACGCCGAAATCAAAGCCGTGAAGCTCGGCCCGAACGAAGTCACTTACGTCGGAGCCAAGAGCGAAGATGGGTTACAGTTCGTGAAGGATTTGCGGGACGGGTACAAGCTGCCGCTCATCGAGTACTCGCCCGATGACGACGACGAAGATTTCGACGGGGACGACGATGACGACGGAGACGACGACTCGGAGTAGCTACGCGAACCGGATCGTCTTTCTGGCGATCGGATGCGGCTACGTCTGGGATGGCGTCGTCTGTAAGAGCGTCGGACAAGCCGTAGTCGACTGGTGCTTTTCGACCGTGCTCTTGTCGTTTCTGATCCTGGACGTGTTTCTCGGCGAGTAGCTACTCGAAGCCGCGACGCGGCTTCAGGCGTCGCCTCACGTGCTGCCGCGCACGGGCAAGAGCGCGCGGATCGGGTGCTGGGTCAAAACCGGCTGGGCGCGGCCCACGGTCGCAGGCAGCGGGCCGCGGAAGGCCGCGAGCTCGGCGTTGGTCGCCGCGTCGGGTGTCCACGCTCCGTTTGAATAGCGGTAGAAGCCGCAATCCATTTTCGAAAACGCGCGCGCGCTCGGGTCGGAGGTGAATTCCGATTTCGCGGCCGTCCAGGTCGAGACGGCTTGGTTTTCCACGTACCAGAGGTGATATCCCTTCGCTTGCTCGAAGGCGGTGAGCTCCTCGAAGGAAGCGCAAGCGGCCGCGGCAGGGGCGCTCTCTTTCTTCAACGCCCAGGCGACGCCGAAGACCACCACCGCGCCGATCGCGATCGCGAGGAGCGTGCCAGCCGGATCGGCATTCTCCAACATGGCTTCGTCGTCCTTGCCTTCGCGGCGCAGGGCCGCGCGGCGCTCGGCGGCGCTCATCTTGTGGTACCAGAGCGCGCCGCACACCGCGCCCGGGTTTCGCGCAGAGCGTGAAGCGCCGCGCACGCAATCGCGCATCCACTTCTTGGGCGGACGCCGCGGGTTTTCCTGTGCCGCAGTCATCACAGAATCTTTTCGACCAGCGCGTAAGACAATCCGCCGAGCGCCGTCGCTGTGCCGGTCGCGCCGGTCACGCGAAGCTTGACGGTTTGGCCCGCGCTTCCCGTCGTCACGAAGGTCTCCGCCGTCGGTTGCGGCTGCACGCTGTTGGTGTTCGTGACCGGAGTCAGATACGCGCCGTGGCCCGCATGGATCGGCAGGTTGGTGATCGCGTCGACCCACTCGATGCCGAAATTGACGGTTTCTCCGCTGAAGGTCGAAAGCGCGAAGTGCGCGCTCAGTCGAAAGGTGCCGCTCGGGCCGAGGGTGAAGATCCCCGTCGCGGGGTTGTACGCTATGTCGCCGAAGCCGGCGTCGTCGAAGCGAATGTCGGTGTTGTTCGCGAGGAGCTGTCCCGGGCCGAGCGCGTTGTACTCGGTTTGCACGAAGTTGCCGCTCTGCGACGGATGCGACGACTGACCGGACGATCCACCTTGCAGCGATTCGACCGCGTCGCTGATTTTCTGCGCCCAGTTTCCGGCCGGCGAGGAAAGCTGAAGTTGTCCGCCGACGGCTTTCAACGCGTCTCTGATCAGGCCCATGTGCTCAACTCCCTTTCCAAAACCAGTACGCCAATCCTACCAGCACCGCGACCACTCCGATCGCCGCGGGCGATAGGCCCGCGCCCGAAGTCTTCGGGGAGGCCGAAGGGTTGGGCGATGGAGAAAGACCAGAGGCAGGGAGGGGGGAAGAGCCGGTCGTGCCCATGAAGTCGGGCGGAAGAATCACGCTCTTCGCACATTGTCCTACCGCAGCGAGATTGCCGGAGCTCGAGAGTACTCGCCGCCCCTGCCGCGGAACGATCGCTTGGATTGGGTGAAAACCCAACATTTCAGCCTACGTAGCACGCCGAGTCGGGTGCTTTGGGGTCGATCGCGTTCCAGCGGGCGGCGAGCGTCGCGATGAGAGCTGCAGGCATGACTGCCTTGGCCTGGTAGATGTGATCGGCCGTGCCCATCGGTATGTCCCTGTTTTCAAAGCCGTAAATGATGAGACCGCCGCGGCGGCGCGGAGGCTTTGAGGGTGGGATTGGGTAGGCGACGGTGCGATCCGGCCCGGTCACCGGTCCGCCTTGCACGTGGACGCTGGTCGGGAGGATCGGCAAGACCGGCGCTTTGGGGTCTTCCGAGGGCGCCAGGCCGCCGCTCAGCGTTTTCCAGAGCCAATCCGCGGTTTCGGTCGTGCTCGCGTAAGTGGGTTTTACGGCCGAATGGGTGATGGTGAAGAGGCGCTCGTTGAGAAACGCGAGCTTGGCGAAGTTCAGCCAATTGGTCATCGCGGCGGGGGTGATGGGTTTTCCCGTGTGGATTCCATCGATTGCCACCGCCGCGTCCAAATGGCCGCCATCGCTCGAGGCCAAGAGCGAATGCACGCCTTGACACGAGGCAGAAAACCCCAGCGTCGCAATCCGCAGCGGCGTCACCCCGGGCGCGAATTTCGCGACGATCGCTCGTACCGGGGATGGCGAGGAATAGCTTGCGAGCGGTTGCCCCCAGCTCGCCGGATTCGGCAGCACCAGAAAACGCGTCGGCCGCTGAAACGCGGCCTTGGCCGCCTCGGGAAATCCAGAGTGCGCCCAGGCAATCACGATGTCCGCGTCGGCCATCGAAGAGAAGGTTACCGCTTTTTCCGGCGGTTCGGAAGGCGGCGCCGGCGGCGCGGCGCGGGCGGCGGCGGCAATGGGTCCTTCGCGCGCTCGGCGCCGACCGCTAAAATTGCAATGAGCGCGAGCGCGAAGGCGCCCGCGGCCAGCCATTTCACCCAACGGAGGTCTTCGGCCGGCTTTTCTTCGGCGACCGGGATCGCGGCGAGCTCGCGGGTCACCACGGGTAATGCTGCTCGCAACGTCTCGGGCACCGGCAACGTCACCGCCGCCGGGATCTTCGGCACGCGCGCGAAGCGCTCGCGACTGAACGGATCCGCATAGCCGAACGGGATCCGCTCGAGCGGATCGGCGTAGTGCCAGCGCCCGTCCGCCCAAACAGCGACCAGAATGCGCTCGTCGCGGATTTGATAGGTGTGCGCCACGATCGCCGCATGAAGGCCCGCATCGATGTAGCCCGCGGCGAGCAAGCTCGAGAGTTGGAGGTCCGATCCGGGACTGCCGCGCACGGCGTCGAGGAGCTCCGCGGCGCGCTTGGTTTCGCTCTTCACTTTTCGCGCGTAGTAACGGCCCCACTCGAGGACATCGAGACGCTCTGCCTCGAGCGCGGACTTTTCAGCGATCGCGTCGACATCGGCAGCTGGCGCGGTTTCTCCATAGGTGTCGATCGGGGCGAAGTAGAACGATCCGCCTCCGGCGGCCGTCGAGCTCGACGACGGCGCGATCGGTTTTGGTTTGGTCGGTACGATCGGTTTCGGTTTGGGCGGCGTCGGAGGCGTCGGAGGCGTGAGACTGATGAGTGCGCCGGTTTGCGCAAAGGACGCGGACAGTGTGCCGGCGATGTCTGTGCGGGTCGTCAGATCGCCGGATTGACCAAAGCTTGCGGCCGTTACAGCCGCGAACGCACCGACGCCCGCGAGCGTGGCCGATTGAGAGAAGAGCGCGGCGGAGACGGCGACGAGCGGCGCCTCCGCAGTTAAATCGCCCGTTTCTCCGAAAAGCGCGGCCGACGTCGTCAGAAGCGCGCCGGCCGCGTCGAGTGCGCCACTCTCGCTAAAGGTCGCGGCGGTCAAAGTCAGAAGCGCGCCGGCGCCGCTGAGATCGCCGGATTCGAGGAAAGTCGCCGCGGCCTGTCCGAGAAGGGCGGTGTTCGAGAGAGAGGCGGTCTGATCGAAGATCGCGGCGGCGGACGCTAAGAGAGCGCCAGACGCTTCTAGAGTCGCTGATTGAGAGAAGAGCGCGGAGGAGAGGCTCGCGAGGTCGCCTGCGCCGGCGAGCGCGCCCGTTTGGCCGAACAAAGCCGAGGTGATGCCTGCGAATGGTCCCGTCCCGGTCAGCGACTCCGTTTGACCGAAGACGGCGGAGATCGAGCCGGCGAGGGCGCCCGCGGCCGTGAGATTGCCGGTCTGGGAAAAGGTGGCTGGGTTATTTGCGGCGAGCGCGCCGGAGGCCGTGAGAGCGCCAGTCTGGTTAAACGCGGCGGGGGTCGTTCCTGCGAGTGCCCCGGAGCCGGTCAGATTTCCCGTTTGATTGAATGCGGCCGAGCTCGTCGCGGACAACGCGCCCGCTCCGGTCAAATTGCCGGTTTGCGCGAAAGTCGCGGCGTTGGTGGCGGCGAGGGCGCCGGTGCCGCTCAAAGATCCGGATTGGCCAAAGACCGCGTCGCTTACCGCTGCGAGCGCGCCGGCTCCGGCCAGGTTTCCGGTTTGGCCAAAGAGCGCATCGGAAGTCGCAGAGAGCGAGTTGTCTCCGGAAAGGGAAAGGCCCGTCGCCAGCGGATGAATGACGTTGGAAATCGCGATCGCGGTCCGCGATCCCGGCACCAGCGAAACTATCGGGCGAAACGCCGCAGGCATGGCCGCGTCAGCCTATCAGTTGCGTGATGCGTACATCATCCACTGCGGAGTCAAGGTGTTCGAGGCGCTCGAGGTGCCCCAGATCACCGAGACACTCAAGCCCTGCGCGACCGTCTGATCGATGGTCGTCGGAATGAGGCCGCCAAAAACGCAGGTGGCCACCGTGGTCGCCGCAGCTGCGCCGGCACAGATCACAAATCCCGACCCGGTGATGGTCGCCGTGCTCGCGGCGACTCCAATTGAGCGGCAACCAAAGATTCCGGAGCCGTGGAAAGGCTGGGCTGTGAATGTGCCCAGCGTCATCGTCGGCCCAACGCCGAGGTCGACTCCGGTCGGCGGCGCGGCGTTATTCGTGCCGCAGCGGGCGCGAAAGCTGATCGCCGGTGTGCCGGTCGTCCCGTGCACGCCGCCGAAGTCGAGTTGCCAGGCACGGCCGCTTCGGATTTCGCCCACGGGGAGCGGCGCGAGAACGCCCGGATCCCAAAGGTTGGTTTCGGTGACCGTCGTGTTGATCGCTGCGCGGAGCGAAGCGGAAGGAAACTCGGTGTAGTCGCTCGAGGTGAAGCCCTGCTTCGAGCACAGCGCTTCGGAGAAGCGCTCTTCCTGCATACGAGCGAGGATTTTTTTGACCTGCTCCGGTGCGCGATCGAAGAGCCATGCGCGATGATACGGCCCGAACATCACGCCAGCGGCTTGCTCGCGCTCGATCGCCCAACGGGGATCGAACTCTCGAGTTATTTTTTCGAGGTCGATCCCGTGTTCGTGGCTGACTAGCTCGATGAGGCGCATGTCAATCCACGGTGCAAACGAGAGCACCGATCGCGAACGATGGGGTGATGCCGGGGTTTATGACGAGCGAGGCCGTCAGCGCGCCGTACCAGAGCATTTCACCCGCGCCGCTCGTGTCGCGGCCGACGTTGAAGTGCGTCATGGTCTGCGGGCCGCTTCCCGCCGACGCGTAGGTGATTGCGGCGACGTTTGCCGACTGCGTCGGGGCCGTGCCCGACACAGTCCAGCCGCCCGCCGAGCGCGCCACGGGCACGCGGGCGTAGTTGGTCCAGGTCGCTTCGTTGGTGAGCTGGGTGCCGGTTTCGCCCGGGTCGGCGGTTTGAAGCCCTATGAAGAACGATCCGGCCGTGGTGCTTCGCGGAGCCCCGTGGCATCGCCGAGGTTTGCCCAGTTGGTGTTGTTGAAGATCAACAACATCAGGTCGTTCTCGGCGGCGTTTCCTAAGCTCATGATTTGGCTCCCAGGTCAGCTTCACGAACGAGCCTGTCGACTTCGGCCCAGAGATCCTTCCCATGTTTCTTCTGCCGGTAATGCACGTCGTCCGGATCTTCGCCACTGGCGGCGGGAGGGGTCGGCAACTGTGCATGGAGCGCCTCGAACACCTTGGTGCGCGTGGCGCGCACGAGCGCCTCTTCTAGCGGCAGGTCGCCATGGACGCGGCGATCGCGCTCGTGCTTCATGATCTCGGCCTGATAGAGAGATTGGACGTCCGCCTCGGTGAGGGTGTGCTTCATTTGGGGTGCCTCTTCATTTCTCCGAGCACGAAGGCCGCAACGTCCTTCATGTCGACTCGGCCGTCCTTGGTTTGGCACTTCTCCATGGCTTCGGTGAGAAGCCTCGAAAGCGCGTCGATCGCAGTCGTGTCTTCCACGATCTGGTCGAGACGCTCGACCGCGGATTTGCCATACAACAGGCGCATCCGCTGGCGCAGACCCGGCGTCGGGCGGGCGACTCCGGAGAGCACGCCGTTGTCAACGACTTTCATCGCCCCAAGAGTAGCCCCATTTCAGTCCGCGTAGCACGCGGTAATCGGGCTAACCGCTCAGCAGCGCTCGATTTTGAAGTCCATGACGATGCCGCCGGCAGTCGGCGCCGCGAAGGCTACCTGAAATCCAATGGTCGCCTTGGCGGGGATCGCGAATTGCTGCAAGTTGCCCCCGAGCATGGTGCCGATCACGATGTAGTTGGTGTCGGGTTGCACGCAGCCCTCGGGGAACGGCACGAACTGACTCACCTGTCCGTTGGCGATCGGAACGTGTAGGAGACAGCAGCCGCCCGCCGCGGGCGCGTCATCGCCACCCAGATTGCCGCCACCTAAGCCAGCGACCGCTTGAGCCAAACGCATGAGAGCTCGGCCTAGCGGCGATCCAAGCTGCACTTGGCTGCCCACATTTTTGACGATGTCTTCGATTGCTGTTGCCATGATTTGTCTCCCTTACTACTTCACCGGCACCGCGACGACCAGCGCGAGAGCGCCGTCCGGATCGTCGTAGGCGAATTTTGGGGTGTCCGAGGGGTCTTCGGGATCTCGCGGCAACTCGCGGCGCGCGGCGTTCCAGCCGTCATCGGTGTAAGCGCGGCACTCGCCGGTCGCGTCGATCAGATGCGTGTGAAGGCTTCCCCTGTAGCCGAGCTCGGCGGCCGCGGCATGCAGGATGTCACTCACGTCGTCGCCATCGAACACGTTCGGGGGGTACGTTTTTCCAACGACTGTGATCGCGTAGGCCATGGGTTTCACCAGTATCCGTACATGTGGATAAAATCCATTTGGTTATTGGTGGCGCCCTTCGAGCTCTGCACGCAGGTCGGACGAAGGTTGGTGGTGTTGAGCGGCAGCGTCGCGGAAATGTCTGCGTCGTGCACGACGGTGTTGGTAGAACGATTGATCAGCGTCGTGTGGATCTTGGTGTCATTGGGGAGCGCCCACATCTGCACCTCGAACACGCAGGGTCCGGCCGTGTTTGGGTCGCCGGTCACGAGCGAAGCTTTGGTGATGATTGCGGCCGACTTGGTGCTCCCACCGACGTTGTCAGTGCTGATGACGGTGATGTTGGCGTCTCCGGTGTCGGCTCCATAGACGACCCGGTTACCGCTCGCGCTCGGGTTGGCACCTCCGGCGATCACGGCGTTGTTGATGCCGATGGAAATGATCGAGTCGGTTTGGATGACCGCGACCGCGAAGCGGAAGCAAACGAAGAACCCACCCACTCCCGCGACGGCACCGCGGCACATGCCGGGGTCGGTGAAGTTTTGGCCGACGAGAATGTTGGCCGTCGAGGTCGTGGTGTTGTTGCGCGGGCTCGAGGTGCGGAGATCGGTGTTGGTCGGCGAAACGGTCGTCACGCCGGTCAGGGCGTTCGTGGTGAGACCGAGACTGTCTTGCAGACCGCCGTTGCTGCGCGGGATCACGTAACGAAAAGAACGCGACAGGACCGCGGTGCCCACTAACGCTTGAGGGATGCGAGCGAAAGAGGCGGTGGAAGCTCCTGCCTGGAGCGCCGCCGACACCTGCACGTCGTCGGCGTTGACGACGACGGAGCCATCGGCGTTTTGGCCGACGTCAAAGGTGCGATTGGCGGAGAGGTCGCCGCCGCCTGTCAGACCCGCTCCAGCTGTCAGCGTGCGCGCGGGTTGCACGCTGGTCGCTCCGAGCGCGGCTCCCGATTGGATCGCGGCGGACACCTGCACGTCGTTGGCGTTTACGACTACCGAGCCGTCAGCATTTTGGCCGACGTTGAAGGTGCGATCGGCGGAGAGGTCGCCGCCGCCCGTCAGGCCCGCGCCAGCCGTCAGCGTGCGCGTGTTCGGGACGGAGAAGGCTACGAGAGAGTCGAGTGCGGCCTTGTCGGCCGCGCTCATGAAGCCCGCGACGAGGTTGGTGGCTATTGCGTGGAGGGCGCCGCCAGAAAGGTTTCCGTGGTTTGCGTCAGCGATGACGCCCACACGGATGTCGTCCGCGCCGACGATGATCGTGCCGTCGGCGGCGACGATGTTAAACGTGCGATCTGCCGAGAGCTCGCCGCCGCCGGTCATGCCCGCGCCGGCCGTCAAGGTGCGTGTGACCGGAACGTACGGACCACCCGCGACCAGCGCATCGAGCTGTGCCTTGTCGAGGGCAGACATGAAGCCAGCGACCAGCGGCGTCGCCAGATCGTGGAGCGTGCCGCCCGGAAGATTTCCGTGCGCGTGGACGTGATCCGCGCGCGACGCAAAGAACGAGTTCCCTCCGGACCCGACGACCCCAACGGGCATCGCGGAGTTTCCGAACGGAGTCGCTCCGCCCGCAGCGATGATGCCCGCGTCGGCGAGACGCGAAATCAGTTGCATCCACACGCCGAGCGGCGACGACAGTTGGATCTGTCCGCTCGTGGCCTTCAGAACGTCTTCGACTAACCCGGACATGGTTATGCGAACGCTACAATCATCGCGCCGTTGCCAGTGCCGACAGTCACGCCGTCGTAGCCGTTCATGTACGGGATCTGCGCCCAGGTGCGCGCAGTTCCGCCGACGTTCGCGTCGGTCGCTCCGGTGACCGTAGGTTTGGTCGTATACATCGTCTTGCCGCCAGAGCGCACGCGCATGCCGACTCCAGTCGAACCCGTTCCCCAGATCAGATCGTTGCCGCTAAAGAGTGCTGCGGCTCGCACGTTACCGTCTTCGATGAGGAGTCCATCGGCGCCAGCATCGAACACCGCCATCGTTGCGACACGCAGCACGCCGTTGTAGCGCACGCGGATACCGTCATTACCGCTCTGGCTAAATAGCGTGTCGTAGTCGACGAAAAGGGTTGCCCCCGATTGCACCGACGGCCGTCCGCGCACGAGGCACGCGAAGAACGAGGTCGAGCTCGGCGCCGCTGCGATCACGACACCCGTGTCGATGAAGCACGTGCACAGGTTTGCATTGAAGGGCGGGTGCATGCGGCAGCCGTAGGCTACTGGCGCATTCGTGACCGTGCCGATCGGCAGCATCGAGATCGGGATGTCGCTCTGGGTCAGGTAGACGTTCTGGAGGACAACCTGCGTGCCGTTCACGCTGGCGGCGCCGCCGTACTGCGCACTGATGTTATTGAGCGTGAGGTAGCCGATCGTCGTCAGGCTCTCGACTACGAACGTGTTTCCGGCCGCGACGTTGACGGGCGTCGGCGTGAAGGGCAGCGGGTTTGCCGCGAAGGACATCGTTGTCCATGGGCTCGTGCGGTACACGCCTCCGCCGAAGTCTCGATCCAACCACGCGATGGCGCCGGTGCTAGCGCCGCTCGTTGCGCGAATGCGCTGGCCGGTGCGGCCGGCGCCGAGGCCCGCCTCGGTGATCGCGCTCGCGGTTTGGGTGGCGCGGTTCAGGTTCGTGACGGCGGAGAAGCCTCCGCCTGGCGACGTGTAGATCGTCGTCGCAACACCGGTGATGCGGAGTACGCCCGCTGACCCGAGGATGAAGTTGAAGATGCACGGGTCGGTCGCGGGGACGTTGTTGAGATAGGTGACGGTGGTGTCGGCGACGATGTTCCAGATCGTTCCGACGCGACGCTGACGTTCAGCGTCGTGCTGGATTGCAGTGCCCGCAGTGAGCCCGTCGTTCGCATCACTTCCTGCGACTGGATCGATAAACCAAGCCGTCTGGGCTCGCGAAGCTACGTTGCCTACGCCGAGAGCTGGGTTTATTTGCAGGTCGTTCGCGTTGACAAGGAGCGTTGCGTCAGCATTTGCGACAACATCGAATGTTCGGTTGGCGGAGAGATCGCCACCGCCGGTTAGACCGGCGCCGGCTGTGAGCGTGCGCGTGGGCTGCACAGCAGTCGCGCCAGCCGCGGAACCCGCCTGAATGGTCGGGTTCACTCGAATGTTGTCGCCGTTGACGATGATGGAGTTGTCGGGGTTTTGGCCGACCGCCAACTGCGTTCCATTGGGCACGAGCCCCGGGCCGGCGAGCGCGTTCACTTCACCGGCGGCGATCGAGACTATTTCATCAACACCTTGCGAAACCGCGAGAATCCACCGCCCGTGGCGACTCGCAAGCTGGAGTTCGCTTGCGAGGGACTTCGCTATATCGAGTATATTTCCCATGGCTTTAGCCCTGGGAACTTTGCACGATCGCGCCGACCGCTAACCCTCCGACTACGGCTCCGACCGGACCGGCCACGAGCGCGCCGACTGCGGCTCCCGCGGCGGCTCCGATGAGCGTCGCCGTGCTGAGACCACCCTTGCTCGAGGCGACCGGAGTAATCGCTCCGCCGCCCGCCCCCGAACCAAGCCGGGGCTTCAAGACTGCCCATGCGGAGTTTTGCTGAGCGAGCGTTTGCGCCGCTGCGCGACTTCCGACGACGAGCAAGTGGTAGAGCTCGCCGGGCTGGCCCTGCATCAACTTCAACGTGTCGTTGATGTCTGCGAGCGTGATCTGATCGGCCGGCAACTCTTGGAGCTGTTGCGCGGCGGTTGGCAAGCCCTCGAGCTGGATGCCTTGCTGGTTCAGGGCTTGCGGAGTGACGGCGATGTAGCCGGTGGCTCCCGCGACGCCCGTGTTCTGGGGATCGAGAACCACATAGCGGTTTTGCAAAAACAACATGACGTTGTTTGCAGCGTCCGCGCCGAGCTCCTGGACACCATCACTCGCGATCGATCCGATCGATGGCGCGGGCGCGTCTTGCGACAAGCGGCCTTGGCCGCGGGGTGCGGCCAGATTCTGATACAAGTGCATGGTTTGGTCCTCTTAGTTCGGGGGCGCGGGAGTCGCGGTCTCTGGCTTCGGACTTTCGATCGGATCGTCGTTTTGGACGATGACGATCGAAGACGAGGCACGCTTTTGATATTCGGTCGATTCGAGAAAAGCTCGAACCGCTGCGCGCATGAAGACGAGAGACACCACAACTCCCACGGTCGACACCAAACCGAGCGCGTAAACCGAGTGGACGACTGAAATCGCCGATACGAACGCGAGCACGAGCAGGAAGAGCCCAATCACCGCGCCGGCCGTGAACGCGATCGCAAGCTCGGTGCGTCGCTTCAATTGGCCGTGGCTGAAAGCAGCTCGGAGGCTTTGCCCCTGCTCATCACGAATCGACTGAAGCCAATTATCCGCTTGATCACCGGGGGCTGTTTTGGCTTGCAGACTGGCGCTTTTCATCGTCGTTCTCAGAGCTTATGATGCGAGCACCATGTCGGGCAAGCCGCGCGCACTCATCACGGGGATCACTGGGCAAGACGGATTTTACCTCACCCGCCTTTTGCTCGAAAAAGGCTACGAGGTTCATGGGGTTGTGAGACGGGGGCAAAACCCGGATTTGCCCGTGGGCGTGGGCGTCCATCTTGGGGATCTCACGGACCCGGCTACCATTTACCAGGCGATCACCGACTCGGACCCGAGCGAGATTTACAACCTCGGTGCCCAAAGTCACGTCGGCGCGAGCTTCAAAGAAGCGTCGTACACGTTTCGCGCGACGGCCGAGCCGATCCTCACGATCCTCGAATGCCTCCGCGCGAACGGCGGCGCCGCGCGCGGCGTCCGCGTCTATCAAGCGAGCTCGAGTGAGATGTTCGGGGATGCGCCGGCGCCGCAAAACGAAAACTCGCCCTTCCGTCCGCAAAGTCCGTATGCGGTCGCGAAGGTCGCCGCGCATCACACCGTCAGTCTCTATCGCAAGGCGTACGGCCTGTTTGTGGTGGGCGGGATCTTGTTCAATCACGAGGGGCCGCGGCGGCCCCCGAGTTTCGTCACGCGCAAGATCACGCGCGGGGTCGCGCGGATTTTCTCGGGTAACGACGACTCTCTCACGCTCGGCAATCTCGATGCTTGTCGGGACTGGGGCTTTGCGGGCGACTACGTCAAGGCCATGTGGCTCATGCTCCAGCAGGACACGCCGAAGGACTACATCGTGGCCACGGGCAATACGCATTCGGTGCGCGACTTCGTGATCGCCGCCTTCGATCACGCCAACCGACTCACGGGTAGAAATCTCCAGTGGGAGATGTTCGTGAAGACGAGCGCCGACCTCCAACGCCCCTCGGAGGTGCCGCATTTGCTCGGCAACGCCAGCCGCACATGCCAAGAGCTCGGTTGGGCGCCCGAGGTCAACTTCGACGGCTTGGTCCGGATGATGGTCGAGGCGGATCTCGAAGACCACGGCGTCGCGTTGATCCGCGCGACCGGTTGACATCTTGTTGCAAGATGTTACATCTTGCTACATGGTGAAACTCTCGCATTCGTGGACCCATCAAGACATTCAACGCGTCTCGGCGGAAAGTTTGGTCGATACGCGTACGATCGAGCGGGCGCTGCGTGGCGATCCAGTTCGACCGGGAAGCCGCACGCGCATCGTTGCCGCGGCGCGCGTCCTTCGTCTCAAGCTTCCGGCCGTGCTTTTGGCCGCTCTCTTGGCGTTCGGGTGCTCGCTCGACTCCGAGAGCTCGCGGCTTTTCGGGAGCGGCGGGGCGGCGGGCGCGGCGGTCGATAGCGCGGCCGGCGGCGTGGCGGGCAGCGTGTCGCTCGGGGGCGGCGCGGGCCCGGGCGGGAGCAATACGGGAGGCGTCAGTGGCAGTCCGCCCGTGGATTCCGGGACAACGACGTGCAGCGACGGAGAAAAGCGACCGTGCGCATGCATCGGGATTGAGGGCTCGGAGCGTTGCACCGGCGGCACTTGGGAAGTCTGCAAGGAAGTGCTCGGCGGGCTCTGTTGCAGTCAGCCCGGGGAATGGCTCGGCTGCTGGGGAAGCGGGTGTTTGGTCTGCCAACAGGATATCGCAGCGTTCCCCCATTACATGGAGCACCACCCTGCTTGCGTGATCACCGATTGCGCGCCATCGGCGCGCGGCGCGTGTAACTCGGCTTGCCCCATGCCGACGGCGGCCGACCAGTGATCTCGTCGATTCGCGTCACCCGCGATTATCCGGTCTCGATTGCGGACAACGACGAATGGGCGCTCGGCGCGTGCCGCGGCGATGCGGATAACGTCAATTGGGACATGCTCTTTTCCCAAATCTCGCGCGATTGTTTGGTGGTCGACGTTGGCGCGCATCTTGGCACGTTCGCGGTGCGGGCGGCGGCGCTCGGCGCCTTCGTCATCGCGCTCGAAGCTGGGAGCTCGAACGTGGAGCACCTTCGCAGAACTGCGCGACTCAATCCGGATCTTCGGATCGAGGTCGTCCACGGCGCGGCCTGGTCGAAGCCCGGACGAGTTCGGTTTCGCGAAGATCGCGCGTACGGAATGATCTGTGCGGAGGGCGGCGCAGAGATTGATGCCGTCACAGTCGACGATGTCGTGGATCTCTATCCGCGCTCGATGCGCAACCCCGACGTTTTCGTCAAAATCGATGTCGAGGGCTCGGAGCCGCAGGTGCTCCGCGGAATGCAGCACCTCCTTGCCTTCGATCCGGTGGTTTTTTACGAAAGCAATTCGCATACGCTCGCGCTCCAAGGCTCGGACATTCTTGAGCCCCGGCGGATTCTCGCGGAGAGTGGCTACGTCAGCTTTTTGATCCACGAGGGCGTGCTCTATCGCCTCGGTCCGGAAGACTCACAGCCGACGGTCTATACCGACGTGATTGCGCTCCGGCGGGAGCGGGCTATATCACCCGCGTCCGGAATGCCGCTTGCGCTCTTTCAATCGGCAATGCTTGCCGGGATGGCGCGTCTGCCCATTGAAGGCAAAGCGCACGTCCGGCGGGAGCTTCTCCGCCGTCCGGATCTCGCTAGCCCCGAGCTTCTCCATTTGATCGGCGAATGACTCGAAACTCGGGCAGCGGCACAATGAACGCCCCACCGGCATCGAGGTAGGCCGCTTCGCGCTCGAGAAACTCGTCTAGGAAGTGCCACGGCAACACCAAGAAGTAGTCCGGCTTTTTCGCCCGCGCCTCTTCCTCGGAGATGATTGGGATTAACGAGCCGACGGTTTTCTTTCCCCACTTGTCCGGGTTCCGCTCGGCGGCGGCCGCGATCATCGGGTGCTTCAAGCCGACATATTGGAGAAGCGTGTTGCCCTTGGTCGAGGCTCCGTAGACGTAAATGGTTTTTCCGCTCGAGCATTCCTTGGTGATGAAACTCGCTAGCTCGGTGGTTTCAGAAATCACGCGCTCGGCGAAGGACGTGTAGGCGTCGAGGCTGTCGAGGCCCATCCGGAGCTCGTCTTCGCGCATGCGGAGCACCGATGGGGAGGGAGAGCGGCCGAGCGCGGCCTTTCGCACGAACACGCGGATGCTGCCGCCGTTGACATCATTGTGCTCCACGAATTCGACCGCAAACCCGTGCGCTCCCAAGAGGCGCTCGAGCGAAAGCAGCGAGTAATATTCCAGGTGCTCGTGACAGATGTTGTCCCACATCGTTCGGTCGAGCATCGATTTCAAGTCGGCCATTTGGATGATCCAAACGCCATCGGGCGCGAGCACGCTCGCAACATCGCGCACGAAAGCGTTTGGGTCGTCGAGGTCGTAGAACATCGCGATAGACGTCACGATGTCGGCGGGCGAGCTCATTTTTTCGTGGTAGGCCGCTGCGTTGAAAAAGTCGTTGATGATGAGGTTGTTTCCCTCGCTCGCGGCGGCGATCAGATTCTTCGCGGGCTCAAATCCGACGCGGGTGACGAAGTCGTCCGGGCGTCCGAGAGCGCCGCAGTAGGCGCGCAGCAACGTCCCGTCATTGGCGCCGATGTCGAGCGCGACCAACTTTTCGGGCAACCGATCGCGCTCTTCGGCGATCCAAGTGACCGCCAAGGCGGCGATGTCCTCGAGCTCTTTCGTCATGGATCGGTTGGTGCTCGAGCGATACCAGTAATGCCGATACATTTCCTCGGGCGGCACGGTGTGACGGAGTTGCACCAAGGTGCAGCCGCGGCAAAGCACCAAGTCGAGCGGGTAGGACGGCACGACGGTGTCGTCATCGACGAAGGCCGACAAGTAGAGCTCGCCGAGGCCCAGGACTTCGAGCAGATCGGCGGAGTGACAAGCCCGGCAGACTTCGATGGTGCGCATCTCGACCCCGAGTGTCGTTCGAGAGGCCCGGTCCGGTCAACTAACCGCGGGCAACGAGCGCGAGATTCGTGTCTTCTTCGGTGATCGATTCAACGACCATCCCGAGCCCGGCCATGAGATCGAGGAGGCGCGCATGGTCGAAGCCCGCATAGTGCGCGTTCAGGCGCCAGTTTTCTCTGCCGACCACGGCTTCGTGGCCGCCGTAGATCCAAAGGCTTGCCTCGCGCGCGTCGAATGTCCCATCGAGATAACGCTGACAGAGCACGCGCAAGTTCGGGACGCGGAGGGTCAGGCTCCCGCCGGGCTCCAAGACGCGTTTCCATTCGACCAGAACGGTCTCCGTGTGCATCCAGGACGTGTGCTCGAGAATGTCACCCGCCAGGATCTCGGAGAACGCGCCGTCCGGCCACGGCAGCGGGCCGAAGACATCGACCGTCTCGTCGCACGGCATGCCTTCGGCGATGTCGACGTTCCAGAAGTCGTCTCGCCAATCGGGGCCGCAACCGAGGTTTAGCTTGTTGAAGTCTTCTCGTTGTCGCATCTATTCGATTCCCATCGCGCGGAGCATGTTCGGGAAAGAGTGGCGGGCGGCGTACGCGGACTGGCGCTCGAGCGCAGCTCTGCGCTTGTCGTCGTCTTCCAAGAGATCTCTCACGACCGCGTCCACTTCTTCTTTGTTTTCGTAGACGACGACCGCGCCGACGTGGCCGTGCAGGTCGAAGTAGGATTTGCTCCGGTCGACGACGAGCGGGATCTTAGCGGCCATGCAAAAACGCGCCGAGGCTGACGAATAGGCGCGACTCGTTGCGACGCGCGCCAGCAAGGCGACGCGGTGGCGCGCGAGCTCGGAAGCGCACTCGGCTTCGTTCATGAAGGCTCGTCGGGGGCGAAAGCGGCGCCAGCCGCGGGTTTCGTACCATGACGAGATTTGGTCGAGCCGCGGTCCGTAGCCGTAGATCGGGACGCCGAGGCGCTCGGCGACGCCGACCAAGAGATCGATGCGACGACTCGGATCGGCGAAGCCCATGAAGGCCAGGCCGCCGAGTGGCTCACGGAAGGGCATTTCGAAGGACGGTACCGGGAGCGGGCAGTAGATGCCGCCGGCCCATTCGAGCGCTTCGGGATGATGGAAGACCAACAGATCGGAGTGGTCGCGGTAGGCATGCATGTTGTGCAGCCACTCGAGCGAGGTTTCCGCGTGGTGATAGTTCACGAATATTTTCGCGCCGCGGGTCCGAAGGATTTCTAGATTTTTGATGTCGCCCGGTCCGAGCGCCTCGCCTGTTGGCTGGCAGCCCCATTGCACTTGCAAGATCACCGATTTCACCGGGCGCTCGTCGGACACTTGTCGAGCTACGTCGATCGAGCGCACCCACGACGCGCGCTGGTGGGCGTCCCGCAAAAACATCGCATGGCTCGCGACCCCGTGGGGGACGGAATTCGGCCGGTAGACGATCAGGAGCTCGGACTTTTCTCGGGCGATGACCTCGGCGGCTTCGAGTGGGCGCTCGGCGTCGAGCAATTCACGCAAGGTGAAAGTTCGGGCGAGCTCGGCGACGTAATCGGAGGGAGCCTCACCGGTCCATTTTTCGTGAAGTGTGGCCGCGGCAAGCTTGGGGAGAGCGGTGTTTGCGTGGCCGCGGATTTCTACCGCGTGGACCTCGTGCGGGTGATGCACCTCGGCAGCCGGATCGGCGTAGATGGCAAATCCCGCGCGCCGCATGTTCTTGGAGAAGCCGACGACGTCGTCGGTCTCGCTGAATCTCACGCCGCCGTAAATCGGAGCCGCGCGACAGAAGAGAACGCTGCCCACGGACTCGAGCTCGATGGGCGATTGCGCGAACCTCGCGACCTCATCGCGCGTTGGCCCTTTGCCAAAGAGCGGATCGATATGGCCGGCGCTCCGGCGGAAGGCCCAGGAGTCGTAAAACTGATTTCCACGCCAAACCATCGGCGCCACAAGGCCCGCGCGGGGACGCTCGTCGAGTGTTCGTTGGAGCCGCTTCGCCAGATCGGGCGCGTACATCAAATCGGAGGTCAGGAAGAGCACGTATTCCACTTCGAGATGCTCGGTGATGAAGTCGAGGCCGACGTTGGACACGTGCGCGAGCGTCTTTAGGCGGACCGGGTTTAGCGTGGAGCCGAAGAGCGGGTTACCGAGCGAGACGTGCAGCACGGACACTCGATCGTTCTCCCTGGCCCACGCATCCAACAAATCCGGAGTCTCGTCGGTGCTGTCGCCCTCGACGCACACCACGAAAGGACGCTCGGCCCAGTCGAGCGATTCGATCTGCGCGCGATAACGACGCACGACCTCGGGGCATTGACGGAAGAGCGAGACAATCGCGAGCCGGTTTTTCTTCACGTCGCGCGGCGGCGGGCGCGGCGCGACTCGAGCGATCGTCGGCGATACCAAATCTTCGAGGAGCGTGCGCATGAGCGCACCGACGTCGGCCGAGGTGAAGCCTGCCCACGAACGCCGCTCTCTTTTCGGTAACGGGTGGGCAGCGGCCTCCTGCATCGCGGCGGCGGCACTGTCCAGATCGAAGTCCCACCACTTCGCATCAGGTTCCCAGCCGTAGACCGGATCGCACGGCAGCATCGCGCTCGCTTTCACGCGAATGTCGCCCTCGGCTGCAAACTCTTCGGGGCCGCCTGATTCGGAATAGATCATCCGGTTTCCCGACAAGAGCGCGTCGAACGCCGGCATGTCCCATCCCTCTCCGTGGGAGAGCGACAGATAAACGTCGCCGTCGCGGTGAAGCGCCAAGAGCTCAGCCTCCGACCACACCTCGACGGGCACCCGCACCCACTGTCGTATTGACTCAGTCGTCCAGCCGTTTGCGCGCACCTCCGGATCAGCCAGCAGCGTCCAAAGATCGGCGAGGCTCCCGGCAACGTGGGTCGTCTTCAGTGTGAGGCGCGCTTCGCCAGGACGGAACGCGCGCAAAAACGCATGCAGGCTTTTCTTTTGGTCCTTGCGCGTGTCGAGCACGCCGATTCGATAGAAGTGGATCGGACCCGGTGAGCGCTCGCGGCCCAGCAAGCCTAGATGCGGATCGTTCGGGAAGAAGGGGACATGGACTTTGTGCAAACGGAAGTCCTGCACCCCGGAATTGCGAAAGGCATCGATGTTCTTTTGGTTCGGGAGCCACCATTGCTTGACGCGATTGGCCTGAGCGACGCTTTGAGGACCGATGCGATCGCGCTCGATCATCGTCGTTAGCGCGACGGGCAACGGACGCGAAACAAGGCGATTTATTTCGGCCGCTTGCTCAGCATCGCCGCGGGTCGGGAAGCCACCCACGAAGGCGCTGACTGGGAGCGCGCGCAGCATGTCCATCACTTCCGCCGCGGCCTCGGGGCGCGCGTGGCCGTAGAAAGGATCGAGCGTGAGATACACCGGGAGCCGCGTGTCGCTGAGAGCTCGCGCCAATCGTCGCCATGCCGCGCAGATGCCCACACCCCAAAGCGCCCACGGGGCGTGAAACTCCGCGGCGCTGAGAGCGCCGGTGGCAACGGGCGGGGGCGGCGGAGCCGGCGGAGGCGGATACTTCGCTGTTACGCGCACGGTCGGCTGCGCGCGATTTTTTCCAAAGCGTTGCTGCTGAAGCGCGCGGAGTTTTGATTGCCACTGATTGCGCTGCGTTTTGCTGTACATCAGAGTGTTTTCATCCACGTAACTATTTCGTTGCCGATGTGCTGAGCTCGGAAGCGATCGCGCGGCCAGTCGAGAACTTGCACGGGGGGCTCACTACGAACGCGAGCCATGGCCTCGACGAGTTTTTCTAATTCATAGTCGGCGTAGGTCGACGAGTGCTCCCAGCCGTGCGCCGTGTAATCGGGATGCACCGGCACCTTTCCCGTCGAGGGAATGAGAATGTCCTCGGATCCCAAGAAGTCGCGTGGGCCGCCGGAGTCGGTGGTGATGACGCGCCGCTTGGCGAGCTTGGCCGCGTAGGCGGGCATATCGAATCCCTCGCCACGCGAAGCGGAAACGTAAACGTCGCCCGGGGCGTGGATCAGTCGAATCAGATCGGGTCCGGACAGGGTGCGGCTCTCGATGCGGATCGATTCCGACCAGTTTTCTTTCGTCCAGCCGTTCGTGCCGAAGCTCTCTGCCGCGACCGTTTCGGGCGTGGGCATGCTCCGGTGCACGTATTGACGCTTGATCGTGAGCGTCGCGTCACCAGGACGAAACGCGCGCATGAAGGCTCGGATGAGATTGTCGGGCGCCTTGTGCGGACTCCAGGAACCGATCCAGTAGAATGCCTTCGCCTCCTGCGGCGGATCGAGGCGCAACAGCTCGTCCTCGTCAAAATGCGGTACGCCGAAGTGGCGGACGTTTTTCAGACCGAGCGCCTCGAGCGCCTCACGATTCGCGCTACAGGGCACCCAAACACCGACCAAGCGCGCGAGCGATGATGCGATCGCCGGATCAAAGTCTTGGCGCTCGAACATTGTATGAAAAATGGTCTTCGGCTTGGTGGGCAGCGCTCGGATCGCGCGACCGAGCTTTTGCGCCGTTGCAAACGCGCCGGACCACACGCGGATATCGATATCCAAGGCGTTACACGGTTTGCCCAAGTGTCCGGCTTCCCTTGCCACTTCGTCAGACCGAGTCGGAATGGGCGGAAGCCGCACGTCGGCGCCAACTAGAGCGAGCGCGCGCGCCCAAGCGCGAGCTGCGATGTCCCAGCCCACCTCGAGCCGACTCCAAGGAATATCGAAGCGCACGTAGGGATCGCCCGCGCGGGGCGGGATCACGGGCTCTACGCCCGGGCGAAAGCGTTCCTCTTGGAGTTTTTTCAGGCGCTCAATCCACGTTATTTCAGGCATCGCTCGATCCATTCACTGAATTTTTTGGCCACAGCTTCGGGCCGGTGAGCTTCGGGCAACGCGCGCTTTTTCGGCGGCCTCTCCTTGGCTTCGCGAAGCGCCCACATAAGATCCGAGAGCGGATAGTCGATCAGCGATTGGCCCTCTCCCCAAATTCCGGCGTACTCGGGGGCCGCAATGGTGCCCGTGGCGTGCACCAAGATGTCGTCTTGGTCCAAGAAGTCTTCGGGGCCGCCCGAGGCGGACGTCACGATGCGCCGGCCGGCAAGGCGGGCGCGGAAAGCGGGCAGGTCGATGCCCTCGCCGCGGCTCGCGGAAGCGTAAATGTCGGTGCGCGCTTCGAGCGCGAGCATCTCATCCGCAGACAGCGTGCCATCGATGATCTCGATCGCTTGGTGCCAGTTGTCGACACGCCAGCCGTTGTCTCGCGTCTCTCCGCACTCAAGCTCGGAAGCAATTACGAGCTCGGGGCCGGCGTAGACCGATCGCGTCCATTGGACGGCTCCGATCTTCAGGATGAGCTCCGCCTCGCCGAACTTGAAGGCACGCATGAATGCGCGAAGCAGTCGATCGGGGGCTTTGCGCGGCTCCCACCGGCCGTGCCATGCGAACACGCGAGGGCGGTCGCTTGGCGGCGGCAGCGACAAATGAGGATCGTCGTCAAAGAACGGCAGCGGGATCACGCCGACGTCGTCGAGACCCGCGGCCGAGAGACGCTCGCCGTTCTTTTCGCAGGGGACGAATACGCCTTCGAGCTCGGCGAGCTCGGCGACCACTTCCTTCTGCACCGCGATGCGCTCGAACATCGTGTAAAACATGCGCGGCCGGCGAGAGGCGCGGAGCGCCTCGAAAACATGACCCATGTTGTGAATACCGCCGAGCGGGCACGAAAAAATGTAGGCGTCCCACGAGCTCACCGGGATTGTGAGCGGCAAGTACTTTTTGATTTCTTCGTTCGGGGCCGATTCGGTGAAAACCTGCACCGGCGATTTCAAGCGGACATCCCAGCCGGCGAGAAGCATCGCGCGCGTGTAGGCCCGGGCAGCGATCGCCCAGCCGTCGGCGGGATTGGCCCACAGGGTCTCGAAGACGAGCGTTTTCACTTGCCGAGGCTTCGCCGCGCGAAGCCCGCGAGGAGGGAGAGGGCCGCCTGGCTCGCAACTGTGCGCGCTTCCTTCGGATGTTCCTTGATGAATTTCCGGGTCTCGGCCGCGAGCTCGGCGGCTTTGCTCATGCCGTTTAGGACCTTTTCGGGGTTTTCCTCAGCTTGGGCGAGTAGAGCCAAAAGCGCCTTCTTGGCCTGAATCTCGAGCTCGGAGGGCTTTCGCGGAGCAAAGCCGAGCTCGATGCGGATCGGCCGCGTGGTCTTTTTCTTCAGTCGCCTCGGGCGGCGACCATTTTTTCGATTTGTTCGTTTCATACGCGCTCGTAGCCTACAACGGCTGTGCACTTTTTCGCTACTGGTGGCGCAGACCCCGGGGACCGCGCTACGGTCCCGGCCATGGACCGCGACCCCACCGCTATCGTTTTTTCCCTTGGAATCCTGATCTTGGCTGCCGTTGCTATCGCGTTCGTCGGCATGTTTCTGCACCGTCGCCGCGAAACGGAAAGTCCGGCGCTTCGGCGCGAGCGCGAGATTTCGCGAAAGCGGAGCCTCGATGCCGGAACCCATGTGGCGCTTTCAGATGGCTCGATCGTTCCATCCTGCGAAGTGAACGGGTGCAAATCGGCCGCGAAGTGCCGCCCGCTGAAGTTCGCGCGCGAAGAGGGGCTCGGGGACTTCGTGCGGCGGCTCTTTGGAGCTCCGCCGCGGCTTCGGGTGATCGAAGACGTTTGGGGCGAGCCGGTCCGCTGCGAGAGCCATCAGTTTTTGGCTCGTGAGGAAATGCGCCTCAAGCTCGCCGACGTCGAACGGCGTCGGCAAGAACATCAGCGCGACGCCGAAGTCGAGCTCGGCCAATTCGAGCGCACGCTGAAAGACCGCGTCAGCCTGGTCGTCAGCAAACACGAACGACAGCTCGGCGGACGCAAGCGCAAGAGCGACGCTGGGAACGTGCTCCCTTTTTCGTCGTCGCGGCCGACCGGCACTCAGGGGTAAATGAAAACTGCGGCGGCGATGTTTCTCGCGCTTCACCCGTGGTGGGCGACGATCAAACATGAGGCCCGCCGCGAGCACGTCGATCCCTACGCGCTCGCTGGGATCGTTTGGCACGAGAGCCGCGGCAACCCGAATGGGTTCTTTCAGGAGCGCGGGGGGCACTGCTCGATCGGGCTCGGGGGCGTTTTCGTAAAGAACTGCGATCCCGCGCGCGTCGCGGCGCTTCGCAATGGCCCTTACAACCTCCGCGTTTCGGCCAAGATCCTTTCGGGCTCGATCCGCTACTGCAAGGCGCATCGGCTCGAGCGGCGCTGCGCCGCGGGCGAACGCGTTTTCCCGGGCGGCGGCGGCGCCAACCTCTACGCGGGCAACACCACGCGATTCGCGGCGGAATTGGCCAAGATCCGACGCGACGTCCGGCGCGCCTTTCGCTAGAGGTTGGGGTTTCTTACGCGCCAGCGCTGGGCGCCGGACGTGGACCGCGCTTTCGGGGTTTGCGATGGCGGTCGAGATCCGGTCGGCCGGTCGCGTCGTGAAAGCTTGAGCACGCGCACGAGATCGGCGTGGCGTCTGCGCCGTCGCTCGAGGAGGTCGAGGTACGCCTCGAGCTCGCGGCGGAGTTTCTCGCGGCGGATCTCTTCGGGATTCGCACCGCGCCAAATGACGCGAGACGTCGCATCGCCGGTGCTTATGATTGTGATTGTCGAATTCGCGGCAACCACAAACTCTGTCTGATCCGCGTACACTTACCGAAGCTGCTTCACGACCGCGCCGAAAAAGTCGGCCGGGATCGACGCGGTGCCGGTGGCGTTGGTGACGCGGAGTTTCACTTGCGCGTCCGTCGTGCTCGAGGGGATGAACACCGCGCGGGTGCGACCGCCGTTGCTCGAGGCGTTGGTTTGGGTCGACGGCTTGTAGATGCCGGTGATGTTTCCGAAGAGCGGCACGTTGGTGTTCGCGTCGACCCAATCGATCGCGAAGAAGCCGGCGGCTGCGTCGCTGAAAGTTCCGACCGCACCCCCCGCGTCGAGCTCGTAGACTTTTCCGGGGATGAGCGTGTAAACGCCGGTGTTGAAGTTGTAGGTCGCGGATCCGCGAACGAAGATCGTGTTGTTGAGGATGACGTCCGAGCCGGTCGTCAGGAGCGTCTGATCGAGACCGGCGCGCTTGGTCTCGAGGATGTCGAGATCGAGGCTCGCGCCTCCGCCGCTTCCGCCGCCGCCTCCGACGGGCGTGACGCCGAGCGCGATCAAGAGCAGGTCCACCTGATCGATCACCTCGCTGACTTTTTGCGCCCAGTTTCCGACCGGACTCGTCAGTTGGAGCTGCGAAGAGGCTGCTTTCAGTGCGTCGCGGATGCGTCCCATGGTCGTTTTCTCCTACCAGTTTTTTTCTTCGGCCGCTGGAACCCATGATCCACCGGTGCCCCACGTGTTCGGGGACCAGCGCCACCAGCGCTCATACAAGTACGGCGGCGCGATCGAGCAGAAGGTCGGACCTTCGAAGGTGCAATTCGGAGCGAACGTGCGGACGTAGCCCTCGACGACGTGCACCCATTTGCCGTCAATCCACTGCTCTACGAGGCGGTAAAATAGGCTCATGTGCTCACCGGGTGAGGAAGATCGCCGCGGCGGCGACGGCTAGAACGGCCAGGACGATGGGGCCCGCGCTCGAAGAGCCCTGACTCGAGCTCGGCGCGGGAGTCGGCGCCGGCGGCACCGGGAGGGTTTGCGCCGGGGGCGGCAAGGGCGCCGGGGTCACCGGGATCGGCGGCAGCGGCAGCGGCCATGGAAGCTCGGCTGGGTAGCCCGGTGGCCGCGCTGGAGGCCACGGAGAGCACGGCCAAGTGCCCGGGGGCAAAAGCGAGCATGCGGGGGGCGGAGTCGCGGGAAAAGCGCCGGTGGGGGGCCAGTCGAGGCCGGTCGCTTCCTTCCAGCCAGGCGGCTCCGGAACGCCCGTCCAATTTTGCGGCGGCGTGGTTTGCCCCAGATGCCCGCTTTTGAGCGTCGTGACGGCGGCCCAGGACGCGCAGTCTTTCTGCCAAAATCCCGCATCAGTGACGAAGGAAAACGCCTTTTTCCAGTATCCCTCGCCCGCGTACCACGCCTCGATCGTGGTCGACGTGCCGGCGGGCAAGTGCGCTTTGACCCACTCGCACGCGGCGACGCGCGGATCTTCGGTCGGTTCGAGCTCGAGGTTTCCCGAGCTCGAGAAGCCGTTGACGACGAAGTGCCAAACCGGCCGCCTCGGCATAAGGGCCGAGGTGCGCGTCACAAACACTTGAGCGGGATTCGGGAGGGAGGAGCGGACGAGCCTCGGGGTAGTCGTTTGCACCTGCACGCGCGAGGCGCTCGGCGCGACGACCACGGCGGAACGCACCACTTGTGCGCTCAGCGCGCCGGACCATTTCAGGAGGGCCATTAACTTTTATCCTTGGCAGTCGCGAAGGTTTGCACGAAGAGCTCGACGGCGGCGCTCGCCGCAAGCGAGTACTTCATGAGGGTTTTCGGATCGTGGACGCCGACGGCAGCGAGACCGATGCCGACTTCGATCGCACGGGAGACGAACGACACGAAAAGCCGGAGCCATGCGCCGGACTTCCCCGCTCGGATTTCGTCGGCAATCTCGCCGGACGGAAGCGGCTTTTGGCCGCGGTTGATGTAGGCGAAGGTCAGAACCGACGCTTCGATCGCGCCTCCGGCCGCGAGCGAGTATTTCACGAGGTCCGTGCCGCGCGCGCCGGCCGCTGCGAGTCCGGCTCCGATGATGAAGGACCGGCCGAAGTAGTGGAGCATCACGGCCCAAAAGGCGCCTGGCTCTTTCTCGACGAAGGCGTTGGCGCTTTCTTCCGACGGCAGCGTCACGCCCAAAAAGGCGCGATCGATCGCGCGATCGGCGACCGCGATCGCCGTCGTGTCGATTGGGGTGTTCCACCGGAGCGCCATGGCCTCATTCTACCTTGAATCCGGGTCCTTTCCGGTGGGTGTGCGGGATCGGTAGCCGGTTTCGGTGCGCTGGAGACGCACGGCGGGTTGCTCGCGGTCGCTCGAGGGGCGAAATCCTCCGAGGCGCTTGATTCCGTCGATGATCGATCGGTGTTCTTCGGCGGCGCTCTCGCCGGTCTGCTCGATGGAAGCCGTCAGCCCCTGGACGGCATTGGTCAGGGCTTGCAGCGCCTTGGTGTTGTCGCCGATCTGATCGGAGAGCTCCTTCATGCGCTCGAGCGTGCCTTCGATCAGACGCTCCTGGTTTTTGGCGGAGGACTGCACGTAGATGATCGCGATCTTTCCCGCGAACCAAATCACGACGAGCAGGACGCCGAGCGCGCCGAATTGCAGGAGCGTGGGATCGATCACGTTCATGCGGCCAGCTTTTGCTTCGCGAGCTCGGCCTCTTGGATCGCGTGCCACGTGTCCATGCCGACGACGCCGTCGGGCTGTAGACCGTGATAGGCGATCTGGAACGCCTTGACCTTGGCGGCAGTCTTACTCCCGTACCAGCCGTCATCGTCGATGCCCACGACGCGCTGGACGCGCTTGACGTCTTCGCCCCGGCTCGGGATCGGCACGAGCCAGGACCACTTCAGCACGCGCGCGAGCGGATCGAAGCCGTCGGGCATCTTTTCGCTGAGTGCGACCGCGGCGCGATTGACCGCCGAGCGGAGAGCCGCGTAGTGATGCGCGACGCGCTGCGCCTTGGTGGCGCCGAAACCCCGATAGTAGTTGGTGTCGTAAAGGGCTTCGCTCACCGCATACAGATCGCCGGTTTTGGCAGCCTCGAGCACCGAGGGGCGCTTCACGTACATCACGCGCACGAGGTCGGCCCAGCCGACCTCGGGGGTTGCGTAGCGCCGGAAGCACACCTGATAGGGCACGTTCGTGCCGGTGTTGGTCGGGTTGGTGTCCGTGTAGAGAAAGCTCGTTGCCGGATTGCAAGGTGGATTGCCAGCCTGGATCGCGCCGATGTTGTTCGAGCCCGCGCCGTCGCCGTGCCAGCCGGCGCCGTAATCGGTCTCGAGCCAGCCGACACCTTGGCAGGCTTGCAAAACCGCGCGCAGCGGCTCAGCCTGGACGCCGAAGTTTTTTTCGTAGCCGCGCGTGGTGTAGAGGCGCGCGTCTTTGTGCGTCGTCATCGAGCCCTCCTTGCCATTTGCCAAAACAGCGCGATGAAGCCCACGACCAAAACGGCACCGATGAAGGTCAAGCGCTCAGAGCGCGGCAGCCGATCGAATGGCAAGCCCAGCGTCATCGGTTTTTCCCAGCGGAGTATCATCCTCCGATTGGCTTCATTTGCAGCCACTCACCCGCGGCTTTCTTGTTCGCTATCTCGAAAGAAGCCGCCTCGAAGGCGCGCACCCAAACGGCCGGATCAGTGACCTTGCCGCTGGTCAGCGCGAAGTCGAGCGCGCTCTGAAGGATCGGCATGATCGTGTCGGCGACGAGCGGCTCCTGCTCGGCGAGGATCAACAAGCGATTGACCAGGCCGAGGTAGTTTTCCGGAATGGGGACGGGGACGTTCATTTTTGGCACCTCACCCACTGCTTGAGCCGGTCGTGAAACTCGGCGTCGATTTCCTTCTTGGCTTCGCAGCGGTCGTCTTGCCCGTGGCACTTTTCGGCGAGGCTTGCGTGATACCAGGCGCCGACCGCGGCCATGTCTTCCACCGAGCACGCTTCATTGTGGACCGAAGCGCACGCCGAAGCGGCCATCGCTAGGAGCCCGATGAGGGCATGCGCACGCGATCGGTTAGAATTTTTATCTTTACCTGGACAGCTACGAAGCCGACACGGAGACCGACGTGCGGATCGCCGATCATATAGGTCACTTGGACGTAGCAGGTCGGACCCGTGTACTCGCCCGCGTCCGCTGACCATTCCCGCAGCTTCAGGATGTCGCCGAGGAGAATCGGAGGTTGCGCTTCGCAGATCAGAAAGTGGAGACGCTTCTCGGCGATCGCCCGGTAGGTGGGGATGTGGAGTTTGATTTCGCGAAAACCGCTCATGCTGCACGACTCACCACTTTCGTTAGCACGTAGATCGCGCCCGCCACCAAGGCCACCAATCCGATCGCTGCGCCCGCACTGGCCCCCTGGGCAACACCGCCAGATCCGCCGCCACTCGGCATCGGCTCGTTCCGCGCTTTGGTGATCGCCTGGAGGTTCTTGGTCATGGCGGCAATGTGTTTGCTCAGCGCGAGCTCGAAGTAGTGCGACTCGCGGAGCGTCTTCGAGAAATTCGCGATGTCGCCCATGTTGGCCGCCGCGAGCACCTTCGGACGCTGCTTGTAGAGTACCTGGATGAAGTGCGTGAATCCCTCATCGGGCGAAGCGTACTTGCGAAAGCATGCCTGGTAGGCTGTGCTTCCATGCTCGGGACCGCGATGGTCGGTGGCCTCGAAGCAGCTGCTCGAGCAGGGCGGCAGACCGCACTGCACCGCGCCCATGTTCCAGGTGTTGCAAGTGGTCGTGCCAGCGGGGATGTTTTTGTAGCAGGCTTGTCCGTAGTAGGACTCGCCGCGCGAAACGGCTTGCGCGAATTGGGCCTCTAGTAACGTCGGCGTTCGGCCGAAAACGACCTTGAACGCGTTTTCGATGAAGGTGCGGGCGGAAACGTCGCTTATTTGTGCCGCACCGAGGCCGACTTGGCGCGCGCCAAGCACTCTCACTTCACCGAGCCAAAGAAGCTTCGACATTAGCGCCGACGCTTTCTGCCGCGGGCTCGTCGCTTGTGCGCGCGTTGGGCGGAGCGCTGCACTTTCGGCGAGCGATAGCCCAGTCGCACTACGCGCTCATGGGGCGCTGGACCTTGCGGCAAATCGCGGATTCCTGCCTCGGTCGGTCCGCGCCGCAGTCGCCGCGACACCATTGTGGCTGCCGCATCTTGAGAAGGCGCTCCGCTGACTCGATAAACGGTTCCGTCATGGTTGTCATAGACGTAATACACGCCAGGCGGCGTCTGTGGAGATTCGGCTTCGTCCAGTGGCGTCTTCTTGAACCAACCGGACCAGAAGGCGTTCTCGTTGCTCGGATTCGAACGTGCCGCTGGCCGCTTCGGCGTGGCCGCTGTAGCACCGCTACTTCCGCCACCGAATATCGCCGCGCCGAGACCGAGGAGCGCGAGCGCCCCGACCGCAATCAGGATGCCAGTGTTTCCGCCACTTTCCGAGCTCGAAGGCGTTCCCCCGCCCGGGATCGGAGTCGGAGGGATCGGCAGGGGCGTCACGACGCAGAGCTTGCTCACCGGATCCCAATGGAAGCCGGGATCGCACTGCGTGACGTCGCTCGGATTTCCCGGAACGGGAGTCGGCACGCGCGGAAGCGGCACTTGCGGAGTCGGCGCCGACGGAACCGGAGCGGATGGCGCCGGCGCGCTCGGAAATCCGGGGTTCGGGAGCTGTCCGGGGACGATCGTGATGCCCTTGGCCTGCGCCCAGACTTTCAACGAGTAAAGGCCCTGGGTCGTCAGGTCTTGCCACGCGATTTCGTTTTTCGTGGTGGGATTCGGGAGCGGTGGCGCCCATCCGGATTTGTTCCACCAGTTGTAAAAGTTCGCGAGGGTCCAGCCGTCGCGATCGCCCCAGACGAGCGAAATGTCGGCCGGCTGAAGACCATAGCTGCCGATCGAATTGTTTCCGTCGGTTCCGTTCCATGCGGCGAGAATCGCCTTGGCCATCGCGACGTCGGCGTCGGGAAGAGCGCCGAGATCGCCGGGACCTTGGATGGTCACGGGAGGCCGATAGCGCGAGGTCGATGGAAAGATCGGAGCGATCGTTGTGAGAGGCTGGCGATATCCCGGGGGAGTTGGCATCGGTGCCGGGAGAGTGGGCAGGTAGGGAGGAATGCACCCGAAGCTGCCGTCGTCATGGACGATCTTCGAGTAGCCCGGAGGGCACGTGGTTTTGATTTGGGTGCCGGTGCTCAGAACTTCGTTGAGACTCTTCGAGACAGGGTCATAGCAATAGTAGTTAGCATTCCCACTGCCGGCGCTTTTGCTGAAATCGAAGGGTTCGAAGTTGGCGCCTTTCGGCACGAATTCGAGCGCGCACACCTTGAGCGGCTTCGATGTTTTCTTGGACCATTGCTCATAGAGCGCGCGCATGCGCTGTACGGCGACCCAGCGCAAAACCGTGTTGAAGGTGATTCCGCTCTGAAGTGGGAAATCTTCATGCACATAGTCATCGCCACCCGGGAGCGGGAAGACGGGGAATGGAGCCGCTGCGTTGAAAACGTAAATCTTCCACGCACCGCTCGTGTTCCACCACTGCCACTCGGCTGGCGTCATGCCGAGCTGCCCCGGCGCGCCGAGCACTTGGACCTTTTCTTCTAGCCATCGCATCGACATGGAACATCACCTCAAGAGCAGGGCAGCAAGACCGAGCACCGCGCCGACGATCGCAAGGACGCCCACCGCCCCAATGCCCTCCGAGCTCGGCGCTGACGTGATCGGCGCGGGCGGCGCCGGTAGGGGCGTCTGATTCGTCGGAACCGGAACCGGGATCGGTACGGGCACCGGAACTGGTTGAGGTTGCGTGCGCGGACCGCAGGCCGCGAGACAGGTCGCGAGATTCGCGAGATCGCCCGCGTACTTCTGTTGACACGCAAGCGCGCAGTTGACGGATGGCGCCGGAACTTGGCCGGGATTGATGACGCCCTTTTCCACGCCCCATTGCAGAAGCGCCTGGAGATGCTCGGGCTTCAGATCGATCCAGGTGTACGAGCCGGGCGCGGGGAAGACCGCGGGCTGCTTGTTGTTGGCCTTCCACCAATTGGCGAAGCAGGCGAGCGCGTTTCCATCGCGCGTTTTCCACGTGGTCGGATCGACGTCGTCCGGCTCGAGGCCGTAGCCGGTGACGCAATTGTTGCCGTCGGTTGCCACGAACGAAGCGAGCAACGCCTTGGCTTGCGCGTTCGAGGGCGCGTCGAGAGCACCCAAGAAGTCGACTTTCTTTTCTAGCCAGCGCATGCCCATGACTCACCTCGAGAGAAAGAATGCCGCGAGGCCGATCACGATACCCGCGATCGCGAGCGCCACGCCGGTGCCGCCGCCGGACGCCGCGGGCGTCGTAGAGCTCGCGGGCGGCGTCGTCGTGCCACCACCGCCGCCAGATCCGGGACGGGGGATTTTCTTACCGCCGGGCGTGCCTTGCGTCGTGGGACCGAAGCCGCACTTCTGGCCGCACTGAATCGCGGCGGCTTTGAGCGCCGCTTCGTCGGTGCCTACCGCTTCTTGCTGGAAGGCGTCCATACATGCGTTGAAGCACGGGCTCACCTTTGCGCCGACCTTCTGCATTTGCTCGTGGTCGACCAAGATCCCCGCGCCGCACGCTTCGGTCATGCACTGGTTCACGCACGGCCAAATCAGAAGTCCGCCCCAGCCGCCGATGCCGATCGCGGTGCAGATCGCGTAGCAGGCGTCCTGGTTATAGAGGTTTGCCTGGCACGCGGAAGTGGTCGGCTCGGTGAAAAGTCCGACGCCAACAGGCGCAGCAAGGCGGCCGTTCCAGCGAACTGAGGAACGCGGGCCGACCTGGCCGCGCCAAGCTACGATCACGGGTTTGCTCTCATGTGCCCGCGTCCGCCCGCGAACATGATCGCCGCGGCGACCGCGAGCGCTCCGCCGAGCAACCACACGATCACAGGGACGCCCGCCGTCGCCGACGAGCTCGCGGGCGCGGGGGCCGGCGCGGGAGTCGGGGTCGGCGTCGGCGCGGGGACCGGAATGCCGGCGTTGATGACTTCGCCGATTTTAGCGGGGAGCTCCGCCGGGGTGAGGCCGCACGCCTTGAGGCACGGCTCGATGCACGTGAGGAACGGGCGAGCGTTGGCGCACGATTGCGCGCAAAGCGCCTCGCAGTTCGAGAGGGCGCCGAGGCGCCCGTTCGGGCGGAGGGCGACTTGTCCTGACCAGGATTGGATCACGCTGCCGCCCTTCTACGCTTCGGGGCCGAGCGCCGACGCTTTTGCGAACGAGCTCGCGCCGCGCGCGCGGGCTGCTTCGGGAGGTTCGGGGCACGCATGCCCAAGAAGATCGCGCCGATGGCCGCGCCGATGCCGAGTAGCCAACCCCATCCGGAGCCGCCACCGATCCCGGCGGTGGTTGCCGTGGATTCGCAAGATCCGTCAGCTGCGCGCTTGTAACCCGTCGGGCACTTGTCGACGCACGATCCGGACACGCACTCCTTGGTCGGATCGGTGCACGGCGTTGCGGGCGTGCACTCCGGAGCGGGCGGCGGAGGAGCACCACCGCCGCTTCCCGCTGCGGCTTCGCACTCGTTCAGTTGCTGTTGGATTTGGTTGACCTGCGCTTGCGCTGCGTTTCGCGCTGACACTTGTCCGGCATATTGCGCGTCGAGAGCTTGGCCGGTGGCCGTGTCTCCGTTTTGATACGCCGCGATGCGCGCGGCATCGAGGTCGACGATGTAGCTCTTGATTCCCGCCAGTTTTGCCTTAGCGGCCTGCAACTGAGCATTTAGCGCGTCGCACGCTTCGTTTTGCCCGAGCCGCCCCTCGCCCGGACCGAACAAGAACGGAACCGGCGGGCGCGTGATGCGCGTCTGAAATTGCGTGGTCGTGACGGTCGTTCCGCCGAACGGCTGAGTCCCGAACGGGCTCAGCGGGATGCTTCGCCGAAAGAACGACGTGAACGGGAACGGATAGACGAACGGGATCGGATTGGGCGGAGGCGGCTGGTAGTTTCCGATCGTCGTCTTGACGCCGTCGTAGGTGCAGTACGAGACCGGCTGCATCAGGATGTTGGTCTTGGTGTACGAGCCGCACACGGCCTTGTATTTCCAGACCGGAGTGGCGCCCGGTGGAATGCCGCCCGGCTGCCACGAGTTGAACGCCTGCGTGATGCCCGCGTAGCCCTGCGCGTGCGTTCGCAGATGCGGCCCGCTGGTGCCGACGAGCTGGCCGTTGTTGTAAAAGTAGTAGGTCCAGTACTCGAGCTCGTAAGGCGCACCGACGCCTTCCTTCGGTCCGAGCAACTGCTGAGGCCCGCCGGCTCCGCCGCGATCGTGCAAGAACACCGGCCGGAGATTCGGCGGCATCACCGCGCTGCCGAAGTACGCTCGCGCGCTCGGTCCGGTTTGCGTCTTCACCGGGTCAATCCATTTCACGAGCGCCATCAGCGTGGTCCTTTCGGTAAATCTTCGCAGCACGGGAAAAGCTCGACGGCCAAGCCGCCCGCGACTCGTCCGTAAACGACCGGCAAGGGTGAATCGAGCTCCTCGAAGGCAGAGACGAACTGATCCTCGGGGCGACCGACGCCCGCAGGGATGTTGAGGCCACAACGGCTGACCGGATTGGTCTGATGCACCGAGGCGTAGAAGGTCACTCGCCCAGGGCCGAGCACCGGGATCGAGAGCTCGCGCGCCGTCGGGTCGAGATAGCGCATGTCGCGCCACGTCCCGAGCAGGTCGACGTCAGCGCCAGGCGGGATGCCGGCGCCGGGGGGCTTGTACGGCAGGAACGGCGGCACATAGAGCAACGCCGCATCCTGGCCGCTCATCGAAGGGCTCGCGCCGTCCGGTTGCGCGGGATCGTTGACCGACTCGGGGGAGAAGCGGTGGGGCTCGTAGCGCAAATGCCAGGAGATGTTTCCGTCCTGGAAGTGCCAGCCGGGGGAAGTGATCTCGAGCTCGACCGGGACCGGTCCGCACTCGGTGCTGCGCGATTGAGGCACGGTGCGAATCGTCGCGTACTGCCAAATGCCGCGGATCACGATCGCGCGCTTCTTGTCGATTTCGACTTGAAGCAACCGAATCAAGTAGCGCTCAGCTTGCGATCGCGTCGCGTTGTCGGGCACGCGCACGCCAAGCGCGCTCGTGTCTCCCAGCCACGGCGTCGAACCGATGCCGAGCAAGTCGGGATCGAACGACTGCGTGAAGAGCTCGATCACCGCGCGGCAGTCCCAACGCGGATCGGCGCTCCCCAAAAACGAGGGATGGCCCACGACGCCCGCGCGCTTGGCGCGCTCGGCAGAGAGAGAGATTACGGATTTGGCGTTTGCCGACACGGGCTATTCCCCTTTCAGGGGCAGCCCGGCCCCAAATCCCTCGGAGCGAAAACGCCCTCTGCCTGGAGCTCGTCGATGATCTGCGTGAAGTCGCAGCCGTTGTAGAGACCGGTCGGAAGCCGCGTCCCGTGAAAGGTGATAATCGCCTCGGTCGGTACTTCGTCGGCTTGAAGAGTGCGGAGGTTCGTGAAGAGGGCGTCGAAGGTGGCTGAGCACTTCAAGACCAGGCCGGCGGGGCAGACGCACTCGAAGACCGCTTCGATGTTCTCGAGGGGGGTCGGCTCGGTGTTGATCAGGTAGTTGCAGAACGAGTGGATGATGAGCGAGTTCAGGTCGATGTTGGGGTTCAGGCGATTGAAGTAATCGGACTGAGCCTTCCAGATCGATCCTGCCGCGAAGTTCGGGCGGCGCACCGTGTAGGTGACGCGCCGGATCCAAATGTCGCTTTCGACCGTGCCGAGCATCTGACCCAGCACGGGCTTGTCCGCCGTGGTCGCATCCCAACGCGCTTTCACGCTGAGCATCACCCAGCCGTTGGTCTCGGTCACCAGCCAGCCGTCGCCAGCCATGCGGTAGCCGAGACCCTTTTTCGCGGCCTGCAAGAGCGTGTGCGCCAGCCGTGGCTCTTGGAGGGCGATCCCTCCGAGCCATTGCGGCGCCGCCGCTCGGCGCGCCCGGGCGAGCGCGGCCGAAACCTCGTCGCCCGGAGCTGTGTTGGGTGCGTTCACTGGAGTGTGGCCTTGCCGATGACCTTACTTACCCGACGACCTTACTTCGCCGAGGCGAGGAGGTTGTCGAATTGCTTCTTGACGTCTTCCGGCAGGCCGTTCAGGGCGCCGCGGTTCGCGATGAGCTTGCTCGTCAGGTACGAGCCGATGCCCACCTGCTGGTAGAGCATTTCGAGCGCGCTTCCCGAGGTCACTCCCGCGAGGTACTCCACGCAAGCCGCCGGCACGAGGTCGTAGCCCGCGAGGACCGCGCCGATCGTGAAACAGCCACCCGGCACCGTGTAGATCCCGGCGTTGCCCGAGCCGCACTCGAGCGTGTCCGTGAACTGGCTGCTCGGCAGAGTCGGAGTGGCGCAGTCGAGGACCGCGTCGCGCCGCATCGCCGGGAAGAAGCAGCAATCACCCTCGACGCGCGTGAAACGGACGTCGATGGTCATGCCGGGCAACCAAAGGATCGGGAACGGCAGCGGATAGCAGCGGTTCGAGATGCCCTTGGTGTGCTGGCTTCCCCACATCGCTTCCGCAGTCGGCGCGGGCATGCACTCGCTACCAGCGGCGGTGTTCTGGGGGATGAATTGCTTGTTGCAACCCTTGGCCACGAGCACGTCGTTGACGTCGCGATTGAACGGAGTCGTCGAGATGAGCGAGGTGCCGCTCCCGACGAATTCCATGGTCGCTCCGACGAGACCCATGACGTGGGCCGCTTCCTCGAAAATCTGGAAATGCCGTCCGATGAACATCGAGACGCGGTACGCCTGGAAGAACTTCTCGATGATGTTCCAGGTCGGGTAACCCCATGCGAGCACCGCGTTGTGCTCGTCGAGCGCGCCGGTGCATCCGGTCACGCAAGGGGTCGGTCCGCCCGAGGCGACCACGTTCTTCATGACGCCCGTGAGCGCGAAGCCCTGGCCCTCTGCGGTCGCCAAGATGCCGAAGCCCATCATGAGGAACGGAGTCTCGACGGTCGTCCCGCGCGAGAGATTGGTCTGGCGACCCGGGCACGCTTGCGGCTGGTCGAGCGTGAAGAGTCGGATTTCCCCGGGGAATGCCGCGTCGAATTCCTCGGGCGTCATCGGCAGTTGGTACTGCGCGATGTCGTAGAGGCGAGCGGTCAAGCGCGAGAGCGGGCTCTTGCCGGCCGTGATCTGGCCGAGGATGCCGCCCTTGTGGGTCGGCTCGATCTGCGAAAACTGCTTGTGGTCTGCCTTGATAACTTCGGTCGCCATTTTCTTTATCGATCCTTTTTCAGCGGGGCCGGCCGGTGTACGTGCGCGGGCGACCCCGATGAATAAACGTGTTGGAGCAAACTTTTTGGTGAATTTTCGCGATCAGACTTCTTGCGGCGCTTCGTCCATGTTCCAGAAGGAAATGGTCCCGGAGGGTCGCTGACGAGCAACAACCTTCTCGGGCTGTTGCGGCTGGCCGTTCGCCTTTTCAGGGGCGGCGCCGGCCATCGTTCCGGCGGCGGTCATGACCGTCGTCGTGGGGGGCGTGATCAACACACGCTCCGGGCCGCCAGGAATGGGAGCGATGGTCTCGGTGACGACCGTGCCCGAGGGGACATACGGAGTCGACGGAACGAGCGGCACACCGGCGGGGACTCCGCCTTTGCGCTGTTCGACCACCAAGCACATGCCGTACGGCAAGCGCACCGAGTTTCCGACCACCCAGTAGGTGTCCGGAGTGCCACCATTCATGGCGGAGACTGCGTCGATCGAGACACCACCGGCGGCGGCGATTTCGGCGAGATCATCGCCGACTTCCACCTCGTAGGTGCACTCGGTGTACGGGCGGTAGCTGTCGCCACAGCCCGGACAGAGCGATTGGCAGTCGCTGTAGCAACCGTCTTTTCCACCGCACGATTGGCAGTTTCCAAGACGGTTCGTTTGGAGGAACGTCCGCGGATTTTGGCCGGAACCCACACTGCCCGCGGGGTCAGTTAGGGCTTGCGCTTTTCCCTGGGGGTTTGCTCCCAAGACCGCGAGGTTGGTCGTCTGGTCGCCGAGGGGCGAGTTGATCTGAGACGCTTCCCCTTGCTGGCCCGCCGAAAGCGAGGGCACCGTCGCCCAAGCCTTGAACGACGCATCGATCGCCTTCTGCACCGAGTCCTGCTCGAGTGCGTACATGCGATTCGCGAAGGACATCGGCTTCGCCGGGTCGACCTTCAGGATTGCCGGCATCAGGTACCAGTTAGCGAGCTTGAGGAGCGCGTTCGAGCCGAAGCCGAGCGCGATACCCGAAGCGAGCCACGGGATGATGCCGCGACCGCGCGTCCAAGCTGCGAGGCCGAGGGCGACGACGCCGCCCACAACCTGCACGCCGAGGCGCGTGGCGTCCGGCCGGCGGTAGATCGCGGCAGCCGCGTCTGCGCCGTACCAGGCATTTTTGCCGTCCTTCGGCTTCATGGTCGCGACGACGCGATCCACGAAGTCGGCGACCAAGAGCCCGATCGCCACGCCGGCCGCAGCCGTGCCGTACCGAACGAGGTTTTCTCGGGTGTAGGGGCTCGCGGGATTCGAGAGAAGCCCGCCGATCCCGGGATTTTCGAGCATGGCCATTTCGCGGCGGGTCAAACCACCGGCGAATTTGCCGCTGCGCGTACGTTTGTACTTGCAGGGCGGGCAACGCCGACGCGAAGACCGGCGGCGCGAAGCCGCTCGAGTCGTCCGGCGACGCTTCCGGCCTCCACCGTGGCGGCGTTTCCGCCACCCCTTCCGGGCCGCTCGAGCATGCCGGCGGGGCTGACCCGGCCAGGCGTTCTCGAGGGTCACGGTGGTCGGATTTTCGTTCTGGGCCGCGGCGGCCGCTCGGCGCCGCTTCGGGCGTCGGCGTGCCTTTCGGCGGCGGCGGCGGTTCTCTTCGTACCGCCCACGATTGTCCGCGACGCGGCGACGCTTGGCGTAGCGACGCTTTCGCGGATTGGCCGAGGCGCTCGCAGCGGCGCGGCGGCGACGGCCACCACGCTTCTTGCGACGAGCGGCTTGCGCCTTTCGGATGTTCTTTCGAGCAGCAGCGATCTGAGCGCGAGTTGCCATCTTGTTCTCTTCGTGGGCCTTCAGCGCGTCAGCACGACGCGGCGATTTGATGCCAGGATTTTCGAGGTAACGAGCGATTTGCGCTTTTACGCGCAAAGCGACTTTCGTCGGCTCCGCACACGCACACGCCACGTTTCTCGCCATGCACGAAAAGATTATGGCCAGCGAAATCCGTGCTCGTCAACAATACAGCCGCGCGGAAGCGGCAAACGCCACCCCAAAGTGCGCTTGCTATAACGCACCTCAACGGGCGGATCGTATTCGTGCTCGAACGGCTTGTCGAAGCCCGGACGCCGATAGCGAATGAGACGCACGCGCGCTAAGCGCGCCCACGGTCCCTCGGGAATTTCCACCGATCCGTAAGTGAGAGGAAGTGGGCGGTCGTTCTGATCGACGAAGTACTTTTCTGCGTCATCGAGCACGTCGCCAGGTGCGTTTTTCGCACCTCCTCCGCGCGCTCGAACAATATACAAATCGCACCGGTCCAAAAGTGCGCCGGTCGTGTCGTGCACGAGCACATACCCCCGCGGGAAGGTCACGTCGGCCGCCGGCATGCGCGGTTCCCAGAAGACTTCGCGCTCTCCGTTTGGACCGGTCGCGCGCACGATGCGGCGCGCGCCGGAGTTTCGCACGCGTTCGACGGACACGAATTGGATGTTCGTGCCGCGCACGATCATGTGGTGCGTGTAACACGCACCGGTCGTGCAATCTTCAGCTTCGACGATGCGGCCGGAGTCCGTCATTAGGCCGCTCGCGCCAATTGACGACTCGGCGGAAGCGCGCGCGAGCTCGAGCGCGCACCCGCAGGCGGCACCAAGCGCACGAGTGCGTAAAGCACACCGAGACCGAGCGCGACCAGCGCGACGGTCTTAATCGTGTTCGTGATGTCGGTAGTGGGCTGACTGCCGGCTTTGATTTGCTCGACCTTCTGCGCGCGCACCGCAGCGGCGCCGGTGTAGATCGATTGATTGAGCTTCGCGGCTTGGTCGGGCGTGCATTTTCCGGTCGTCACGCACTCGTAGGATTTTTCCGCGATCGTGCGCATCGTCTTTTGCTCGGCGACGTCAGTGATGTTGTTGACCGCTTTCTCGACCGCCCAGTACGCGGGCAGAGCGAGCACCGTGACGCCCAAGGTGGTAGCCCACACGATCGCGGGCACTCCGACTTGCCCTTGCACGTGCGTTTGCTCACCCGCGGGATTCACGATGATCGGCACGTCGCCATTGAGCGCCAAGCGCACGACGTCCGATGAGAGCCCCTCGATTTCGAATTGATTCTTTTCCGTGTTCCAAGCGACTTTGCGCTTTCCGGCGATCGCGTCGTTTAGGGCGTCGGTGATGATCTTCACCATCGCCATCGCGTCGACTGCGTTCTGATCGAGATCCGAAGACCACGCCGACGCGCTCGACATGCCCGGGACGGCGCCACCCTCCGGGCCGGCGCCGTCGACCAGGAACGGCAGGCCGAGATTCTGCCGGACCGTCTTTAGCCCGGTGTAGGCGGCGACAGCTCGCGTCCACGAGCCTTGCAGGTTGTCGCGGAGCGCCGTGAGGTACGCTTCCCAGGCTTTTTCGTCGGCCGGCTGGCCCAGCCATCGCAGCTTTTTCATTTGTTGAGTCTCGCTCGGTAGATGTTGATTGCCAGGGAAGTCGCTGAAATCAGCAGGCCCACGATCGCAAACCACTCGATCCGCGAGAGCCTATGGCCGTCGCCCGGGATTTCCTCGGGAGCGGCGGAAACCTGACCGGACCAGCGCAAAATGGCCATCGCTCGCCCTCTAGAGTAGCGCCCAAATCACGAGCGCGACAATGCCGGCGCCGATCGCCAAGGGCGCGATGCTCGATCCGCCGCCTCCGCCGCCGCTCCCGGCGGCGGCGACATTCTTGAAGTCGATCTGCGATTTCAGCTTTTCGATGAGCGGCTCCATCGATTTGCTCGGGAGCTCCGTCAAGCACTGCGGATCTTCACCGTGCATGTTGCTCGGCGTCTTCGGGTCGAAGACGTTGAAGAACCCCGCTGGGCAGTCGCCCTTACTCTGAAACCAGCTCGAGGCATTCTCCATGCGCCCGACCGCGAACCAATCGATCGGCTCGCCGGGCTTGGCGATGGGGCCGAAGTTACCGTTGAAGTAGGTCAGCCAAACGTAGTCCTTGCAGGTCAGCTTTTCGTTGACGATGCCGAGCTTCTTGGCCACCGCGCACTCGTCGAGCGCCGTCTTCGTCAACTCGAACTTCTCATACGCTTGCGCCGCCGCGTAGCGCTCGGCGCTCGGCGCAAACTTCGAGAACACCGGCGCCGGTGGCAAGCCCGCTTCAGTCAGCGCCACGTCGGAAGCGCCTTGGCTGATGGCCAGATCGCGGAGCGTCAAATACGACTTGACGGCAAGGATGCCCTTGGCCGCGCGCTTGGCACGCGGGGCGGTGAAGTCGTTCCAGGTTTCCGAAACCAAGTCCTCCATGGTCGATCCCTTGGCCACAGGGATCGATTTTCCGATGAAGCCGCCGATGATGCCGCCCAAGATCGCGCAGCCGCCCGCGACTGGAGCAGTCACTACGAAGGCCGAGCACGCCGCAGCGCCACCAATTGCGCCGCCCACCTCGCCGTAGGCTTTCAGATCCGCCGAGCTCGTGCCGCCCTTCCGCTCGATGATCTCTCTCGTGAGCGGATTGGTTGCCTTGTCCATTCCGGAATACGCGCCGAGGCCGACGGGCCGCCTCGAGCTCGGCGAAAGCACGAGCGGGACAGACGCATTCCAGATAAGGGCGGACATCGCCTCACCAGTTTAAGAGCTAGCCGGGACAGCGAGCAAGCGTGAGCGCTCTTTCGAGCGTCCGATCACCCGGCTTCCACACGACGCGAGCTCGGAGGCCGCGCAAGCCGTCAACGCCAATGAAAACGCCCTTGTCGACGAAGTTTAGCCGGTCGGGATCGAAGGACCTTCCGCCGCCCGCGCCGATGCACACTTCGTCGTCGCAAATCACCTTCACGTTTGGGACGGAGAGGATCCGCTCGTAGGTGAAGGGGACGCATTTGCCGAGCTGGTAGTCGGTCGACGGATCGCCGTAGTGCCAGCGGCCGTCCAAGTGCGCGGCGCACAGCACGTGCTCGATGTTGTGCTCGTCGTCGTACGCATGGCCCACCACCAAGGTGTGGATCCCGACGGACATCCAAGCCGCGCCGAGGAGCGTCGCGACGCCGTCGCAATCGTCGCCACGAATGCAAACCTTGTTGGGGTTGGTCTTCGGATCGCACGCGAGCAAGGTCGCCGCCGGCATGTATTCGGCCCCGATTGGGTCGGGCACCCATAATTTCTTCTGGACGGCGGAAAGGAGAATGCGCGCGCGGTCGTTCGGGGTCTTGGCGCTCGAGAGGCCGCGTTCGCGGGCCACGTCGAGCATTTCGATCGCCCAAGTGCGCACGCCCGGATCGATCGCGCCCTTCGAGACGCGCTTGGCCACTTCGTCGAGCGAGCTATTGACGCCCGCTTTGCCGAATGGGTGCTCGCGTTCGGTTACAGCAGTCCAAGGGGCGGGCATCGATTCAGTGTAACCCGCTACTTGACGGGCGTCAGCAACGCGCGCGGAAGCGACCAGCCGCGGGTCAATCGGTCATGGACGGTCGACTTCTTGAACCCGAACGCGCGAGCCTTGGCGGCGACGCTGCCGCATTTCTCCCACGGCTTGAAACGCCGGAAGCCGAGCTTCAGCGCTCGGCGACGCCGAGCTCGACAGTCTTTACACTCGCCGCGCCGGCCATCAGCGCAACGGCCATCGCGCTGGAATTCATCGATCGGGAGCCACAGGCGACAGCGCGGATTGTTGCACCGCTTCAGACGTCCAGACCGCGGCTCGACGCGCGGGATCTCCATCAGCCGGTTTTGCCGCTGGCCACGCTCGAGGCCGCCTCGGCGAGCTCCCGCGTGACGCCTTCCACGAATGACACACGCCCCGGATCTTCCTCACCGGGCACCTCGGCGTTGATCGCTCGCACGGCTTCGACGAGCTGCGCGGCGTGCTCGGGGCGCATCATGATCGCGACTTGCATCTGCACGAAGCGCCCGGCGGCGGCGGGTTCGCAAGCGACGCGGATGGTGACGTCCTTGGTCTGGTAGGTGTTCAATGGAGATTCCTTTCGGGGTGGGCGAAGTCTATGTGTGCTGCGCACGCGGCGGAGCACACCGCTTCGTGGTCTTCGTTGACGTACCAGTCGTGCTGGAAGGACACCCATTTGTGATCTCCGAGCACGACCACTTCGGATTTCTCGCCGCAACAGGCGCAGGTCACCGGCATCAGGACGATGCCCTTTTCGCGCGCGCGCTTCTTCCAGTAGTTCAGGAGAGGTTGGGCGAGGAGACCGTGCAGCGGCCAGATCATCAACTGCACGAGCAGGCCGACCATCGACCACAAGAGCACCCAGGCGCGCGCGGTCGGCCAGCGGCGCATCTGATTTTTCACCACGCTCTTTACGCCGCGGCCCACGTCGGGATTGACGAGAAAAAGGAGCGCCTGGCCCGCAATCCCGCCCAGCCACAACCAGAAAAGCAACGACACGATCACGCTCCGTCGGAAGGAGTGACCGGAGCGATGAAGTCGGGCGGAGGCGGAAGCGGCTCGGCCTTCTCGGGCTCGGGTGCAGGCGGCGGTGGCGGAGGCGGCGCCACGGGCGCGCTCACCATGACGTGGCCGGGCGGCGGCGTGTATTGCGTCTGCGTGTATTGCGACGCCGGCACGAACGGAGGAGCGGGTGGAGGGGGAGGCGGCGGAGGTTGCGCCACGAACGGTGCCGGCGGCGGTGGCGGTGGCGTCACGAGCGGCGTCGCGGTGCCCATGCGCGCAGCTTCCGCTTTGATGACTTCGGATCGCGCGATGCGCTCTTGAGCCGTCGCCACGCGCTCGAGCACTTCGGCGCTCTTGATCTGCGCTTCGGCCTTCAGCTTCGCGGCTTCGGCTTCGCGCGTGATGATGTCCATCTGATCTTTCTTCCGCTTGTCCATCATTTCGACGAATTCCTTGACCGCGGCTTTGCCGAGGTCTTGGAACTTGTCGAAGTTCGAGGCGACGAAGGGACCGAAGCCCGTCACCATTTCGCCGTCGATCGCCGTTACGCGAAACGGCCCGACGTCGCGGACCTTGAGCGGGAAGTCATCGTCGGCGGCGGGATTTTCCCGGTGTTCCGGGGTTTCACTCTTTTCAGGGGCGAGCGCCTCGCGCGTCTTGCCCATGAGGTTCGAGAGCTCGAGCACCGATTGCACCGATTGTCGGGCCGCTTCCATCGGCGTCAGTTGCACCGGAGGCGGCGCCGGTTTTTCCACTGGCGCCGAGGCGGGCTGCTGGAGAGGGGACCAGGCCGAGCCGTTCCAGACGATCCATTGGCCGTTCCAGAATATCGGCTGACCAGGGGCGGGGCCGGCTTGCTGTTGCTGTTGGGGTTGCTCGCGGCGGGCGGCGGAGAGCTCGGCGACCAGGCGGTCGTTCATGGTGATGAGGGCGGCGATCGCGGCGTCGTTGGTCGGCGCCGCGGCCGGCGGCGGGGGAGGCGGCGGCTGGTGCTGCTGGTACTGCGGGCCGGCTACGCCGCTCGGTGGAGGCGGATACTGCGGACCAGGCGCGCCTTGGGGATACGCTGGCGGCGCACCATGCGCGGGCGGGTAGCCCGGAGGCGGATACGGCGCGGGAGCGGATTGAGGAGGAACGGCCCCCGGGGGATATCCATAACGCGGATCGTACGCTTGCTGCGGAGGGTAGCCAGCGGGCGGGTAACCCTGCGGCGGATAGCCGCCTTGGGGCGGGTAGCCTTGCTGCGGCGGATAGCCGGGAGGAGCGCCGTAGCCGCCTTGCGGCGGGTAGCCTTGTTGCGGCGGGTAGCCGGGCGGGGGGTAGCCGTTTCCTCGCTGACTCATTTCTCGGTCCTCTTCCTGCCAACGCGGATCGTCGAGCATGTAGATCATGCCCGTTGCCCAACATGGCTCCGTCGAATCTCCGATGGTCCACTTGCAAGTGCACTTCTTGCCCTGCGTGTATTCCGCTACAAATCGCTGGAGGTCCCGCCACTCACGCAGCGATTCCACCGGCACCACGGGCAAGTGCGCGCGCGTCGGCTCCGTCATCATGATCGTGACGGACGAATTTGGATGGAGCATCACCGCTTGCTGGTAGCGGAGCGGGAAGTCGGCGTTTAGCTTGACGTTGCGATCGCCACGATGCTTCTGCGCGACCTGGCCGCGATACTGCTGAGATATGACGGCGGCGGTGCGATCGAGCGGAATATTGAGCGCGTCTTCGGGCGAGACTTCGACTTCGTCTCCGATCGGCATGCTGTGAGCGTCAACCGGGAAGCCGTTGACGACCGCCTTTGCCGAGTCTTGGAGATCCGGCGGCGGGGCGGGCGGGTGACGCACGCGCGCGTCGCCGTTGGTTCCGTTTTCGAGACGTTTTCGACGACTTGCCATTTTGGTGCGCTATCAAGTAACCACGGGCTCGGACGCCGTCACGGCCGCCGGCATCAATGCGGCGAAGATTCGACCGAAGAGATTGCGGGTCGCCTTCTTCAAGAGCTCGTCCGTTGGGAAGGCGTAGTTGCCTTGGGCTTCCACGTCATAGATCAGGCGGCGGCGGATTTGCCCGGAGAAGGGCGAGGCTTCGGTGATGTCGTCCGCGAGGTTTAGGCCGATGAGGGCGGCGGTCTCGCCGTTGTGATCGAAGACGATGGTGCTGGCGGCTTTGAGGAAGAGTTTCGTGCCGGGACCGGACGGTTGGTTTCCGACGTTGAGGTCGTAGATGAGCTCGATTTGGTTTGCCATCACTCAGCTGCCTTTCCGTTTACCGGCGACTCTTTGACGAGTCGACCCTGCTTCACTTCGGCACGATGAAGCCTTGCAAGCGCGAGCGCAATCACCGCGCTTCGGTTGATGTCGTTGGAGTCGGCGAGCGACTCCAGATGGCGGAAGGATTTTGTATTCAAAAACACCACTACTCGAACACGATCCACCTGCCTGCGTTTGGCGGGGCGGGCGGCCATTTTTCTAGGTGACCTCCATTTACGCGGTCGGGGAAACGTTTGTGCCGTTGGGTTTGGCGGCCGCCGGCTCTTCGTCGTCTTCGTCGTCGTCGTCGTCGGCGGTCTCTTCGGCCTGCACGACTTCGATGAGCTCGACGAGCTCTTTGGCGAGAATGCGATCGACCTCGCAAAATTGCTTCAAACGCGGGAAGCGCTCGTCGACCCAAGAGTTGATCTGCTCGTCGAGATCCGGATCGGGGCCGGGCGGGATCAAATCCTGATTGAGCGTATTCATCATTTTCCCGAACATATCGATGGCGTCGTTGAAGCCTTGCGTACGGCAAAGGCGCGCCACGTTGTCGGCGGGGATCTCGTGCACTTGCGTCTCTTCGGGGCACGCGGGGCAGCCCGCGCGGTTAAGGGGCTGGCACTCAGGACACATGCCGGGGTTTTTGATGCCGTGCATGCCGGCGGCATCGCGCATCAGCACGTAGTAGCGCTCGGGGCGGATGGTCTTCGTCAAGCCGTGGAAGCTTTCGACGATTTCCGACTCGTAGCCGATCAGCCAGATGATGCCGCGGATGTTTTCTTTGCCCGTGTTGGGCCATTCTTCGTTGCAGGTGTAGACCGTGCCGTCCTTGCAAATCAGGCGGAAGTACTGTCGTTGCATCGATTACCGGCTCGCTTTCCCAGTGCACAAAATAGACACAAGCTCGGCGGGAGCGCCATAGGCCACAAAAAATCACGGCCACCTCGATCGCCCCGGCGGGTGGTGTTGTTTCCCTATATGGGAGACTCCGCCGAGCGCAACAGAAGTGGCCGAGACGAGAATCCGCGGTGAGCAGTCCTCGACGGCGAGGGTAGGCACTCTCACGCTGAAGCGCAAGTGGTGGAGAGTAGGTCGAAAAGAGTCGGGATTGGTGGGCCGCGAGCTCGAGTCACGTCCGGCCGCGGTGGAGCGTGCGGGCGCAGGGAGTCGATCGCGCCACAAGCTCGGCACTCGCAGTGCTGTTTTACCCAGAATTTTCGGCTAGCTGTGATGAGGCGCCCAGAATCGAGGCCGCAATAGACGGCGGAAAAAAGCCACGGGCTCATGAACACCGCGCCGTTTTTTCCCGACTCGATGTCTTTGGTCAGGTATTTGATGAGCTCGAGACCGAGGTCGAAGCCATCGACCGTGGCAGAATTCCCCCGCGGGGTCACGCGCTTGATGTGGACCATCGGGTAGGGGAGCCTCTGCGGCTGGTAGCGCGCCCAGGTCAGCGCGACTTCGTCGTTTGCCGCCTGGAGCTCCGCGACCACGGCCTTCTTGTCCATCCAAGCGTGCTCCGGCCAGTGCTCTTTCGGGAAGCCCGCTTTCATCAGAGCGCGGCCCCACATGGCGCGAATGATCTGCACGCGAAGGAATGGCGAAAGAAGCCAAATGTGGATATGCACGTGCCCGAGCTCGTCGCGGCCGGTGGTCGCTTCGATCACACGCACGAACGAAATCAGATCGAGACCGGGATGTACGTTGCCTTTTCTCTTGAAGCGATTGCGAAGCGAATTCCAAAATCGACTCCACGCGTTTCGCACAAGATAGGCTTGCGCGTCGGGCCCGCGAAGCACCTTCCATGAGACTGTGCCGTCGGGGTTTTCGATCTTCGCCATGATGGATTGCTCCATCGTCAAGTGCGGACAGGTGAGCGTGATGAAGCGCTCGACCAGCGGATCGGATTTGACCTGACCGGGACCGAGGCGTGCGTCACGCACTCGTTGCAGGGCGTTTATGCGTGAGAGGGTGAAGCGCTTTCGGTTTTTCTTGATCTTGATTTGCCGGCAGTCGTGACAGAGCAGGATCGCTCCGCACATTTTTTTCAGCACTAGAGGATTGCCGGCAGCGTCGGCGCATTGGTTTTTGCAATGCACGCACTGCAAGATGCCGCGCTCTTCTTTGCCGCACTCAGCGACGCGCTTGAAGCGCTCCTCTTGGCCTTTCGCTCGATGGGCGTGCCAGCGGCTATCGATGCGGCGATCGCACTCTTCGAAGATTCGGGTGATGTAGTCGCTGGTGAGCTCGTTGACTTCGCGCAGCAAACGCGCGGCGCCGCGGGTGCGCTGACGGATCTGCGTGTCCCAGCGGCGGAGGATCTTTTTTATTTCGGGCGTGCCGCCCGGCAGCGCTCGCCGCTTGGCGAGAGGTCCGCAGCCGCGCTCGTCATCCAGGGCTTGGCGGATGGTGTTCCGGACGAAGAGCGCCTCCTCGCTTCGCTGTTGACCCTTGTCGGAGATTCGGTCAGCGCGGTCTTTTCGGTGCGGGCGTGTGAAGCGCTCGGCGTCTGTTAGCCACCAATCGGGCTTTTGTTTGAGGCTCTTTGCGCGCGCGACCGGATTTGTGAGCGCAAAGACCGCGGCTTGCATGGATCCGCGGTGCTCAGACTGGCAAGCGGGCGCGGATCTGGGTTTTCAGGATCCCACGCACGTCGATGGCCGCACGGTGACGCACTTCGAAGGCGGTAGCGTGCGGGGCACGCAGCCGCGCTTCGTAGCGCGCTTGGTCGAAAATCTCGACGATCGACAGATCGGAGACTCCGAGAAGGATGAGCGCGTAGCGGAGCTCGGACTCGAGCGCGAGTGCATCGGTCTCGAGCGCGGCGTCGCGAATTGCGTCGTTGACTAAATGCTCTGCGGGCTCAGTGATCCGGTCGGACGGAAGCCACGCGGGAAACAACACCATCGGAACGGCCACCGTAAACGCGTGGCCGATCGAAGGTCAACAAACGGGAGAAAGAAAAATTCACCAGTTCTTTTGGCGCCAATTTGGATCGCAGGTGTCGAGAATCGCCACAGCCAAGAGCGCCACGCAGCGGCGGATCTTCACAGCGTTTGCTGAAGAAACGTCACGCATCCCACCGATCATCAATAGCAAAGAAGCGCCCCGCATGAACGACGCGGCGTTGCTCAGCACGGCGCCGGTGGCGACATGCTCGAGCGAAGACCAGTCGGGAGCGTTGTCGGCGCGTGTTGCAATCGTGTACGCCTGGAGGCGGCGCTCCGACCAAAACGCTTGTAGACCGCCGCGCGCGGCGGTCGCCAGCGCCGCGGCCGCGTCGCTGTAGCCGCGCGCCTCGAGCCAGCGCGCAGCTCGCAGAAATTCGGGTGACGCGCGAAATTGCCGTTGTCTTCCCCGAGCCGCCTTTCGATAGCGATCGACGTCCGGTCCTTCGGGCGGCTCAACCACGCTCGGCCTTTGGAACTGCCGGCGGCGCCGGCGGGGCGGGATCGGTCGGCGCTTCCGCCGGCTCGGTGGGCCGAGCGGGCGGGAGGATCGGAGGAACCGTCCCCGGAGGGGTCGGTTTCCAAGGTTTTGAAGGGGTTTCCGGTTTTGTAGGCGGCTCGTCCGGCGGGAAGCTCATGGCGATTTTTCCGGATCGTCGGGACCTACGGCCATTTCTCGCAAAATTCCGTCGATCGTTGTGACCACGTGGGTTTTCAAAATGTACCTAACCGTGCGTAACATTTCGATTCCCACCACGTGCTCGGGGATCTCTCCTTTCGGATCTTGAGAAAGCTCTCGGAAATTTTCAATTATTTCGAGGCATACGGCGATTTGTTTGGCGAGATTGTCGGCGTTGCTATCGGCCAGAAGCTCTTCCGCCCGCTCGATCATGACTTTGGTCGAGGCACGCTGGGCGTCGAACACGCGATTTTGCTTGGCACGCTTCTTGGGGCTGAATCTTTTCATATGGTTACCGATGTATGGTCATTTCGTTTTTCACAGTTGTTCGATTCTGTATCGAGCAGAGAGATCAGAACAGAGCGCCGCGCGAAGCATCGGGCCAATCGCTTCCCAGCCGCGTCTCTCGCGCCGCGATGTTTTGGCAGATCCAGCCTAGCTTTTCGCGCTCGGCGAGCGCATTGGCCAAGCGGATCAGCTTTTTTCTGACCCGCGGAGAGTGCTTGTATCCGAGTGCAATACGGCGGAGTCGTTCGGATTTTCTCTCGGCTCGAATGACGAATCGGTGCCGCGTAGCCCACTGCGCATCGTCGGCTTCGGCCGATTGAATTTGACTCGGTCTCATAAATTTGTGCATCGTGAAACTCCGTGAAACCGGTTGGCCATCGACACACGGAGGCGCTTCGGGCGGAACTGGCCCGGTGCTGGTGTCCTTGGCACAAGGCTTACCATCCGCGCGAGGAATTCGCCGTGTTCCGGGGCAAGCGCGACCGGTATTGCCGCGAGGCGCGCCGGGCTTACCAGCGGGAGTACTGGATCCGGAGCAATGGCACGGACAAGCGAAACGAGCGTTACTCGCAAGATCCCGAATTCAGGGATAAAGTTCGGGCGCGCTCGCGATTGGGGGGCAAGATCGCGCGCGGAACGCTCCTGCGAGGAGAGTGCGAAGGCTGCGGGACTACTGAGAATGTCCATGGGCATCACGAAAGCTACGACAAGGACTGGATTATTTGGCTTTGTGCCAAGTGCCACGCCAAGCATCACCGGCGGGATTTTTTAGTTCGGATTGACGCGGCCTAGTCTCTCTCTGTTACGGGGATGGGCACCATTCGGGAGCGCAGACTGCGCCTTCACTTGCAGCCAAAACTTGCTGAAGTCCTTAGCTCTTTCGCCCGCTCCATCTGCTCGACGACGCTCTTGGCCACGGCGGCAGCGAGCGCCGGCGGCATGGCTTGGCCGATTTGCGACCAGCGCGAAATCTTGGTTTTCCCCGCGAACATCCAATCCTCAGGGAATCCTTGAAGGATCGCGGCCGCGAGCTCGGAAAGCACGACGGCGTTTGGTTGCGAGAGGATCGATCCCGTTTCGGGGTGATGACCGGGCGGCGGCAGGGCGGCGCGCGTGGTCACGGTGGTCGCGGGGCGTTCCCAGGGCCATTCGCACATGGACGCGCCTTGGGAGACGCGGCCGCCGTTGCACTTGATCACGAAGGCCGGATCGTCGGCGCTCGAGATGGGGTGCCGCGGGTGAGCATCGAGCACGACGCGCTCGCGACCGGTGCGCGAAGCGGTGACAGTTTTCCCGGGCTGGTCGGGGACGTGCTCGCGGGTCGAGCCGTCTTTACCGCGGATGCGACCGCGGGTTTTGACGGTGCGACCGATTTTTGCGGGTGGCAGGTGTGAAAGCGCCTGTTTCACGGTCACCCACGGCTCGAGGCGCGCGACGCCCGGCAAACCGAGCAGATGCGGCGCGCAGTGGGAGCGCTCGGGCCAGCGGATGCACGGCCCCGATTGGTGGCCAAACCAAAACGGCCGGACGCGGTGTTGAGGGACGCCGAAATCCGCGGCGTCGAGGCTCGCGTAGTCGAGCACGCAATAGTCCTGACCGCCGAGAAAGGTCCCGATGAGCGCCTGGACGATCGGCCAATTGTCGGCCGTGTCGAGGCCGGGGACGTTGCCGATCAGGTAAGCGTGGGGTCGGAGCGCCGCGATGATTTCGCAGGTCTCGCGCAGCATGTCGCGTTCGTCTTTGGGGCCTAGGCGTTTGCCGGCGAGCGAGTAGGGCGTGCACGGCGGATCGGCGACGATGAGATCGATCGGCGAGCTCGGCGACCAACCGGTTTTCACGAGCCGCAAGAGATCGCGCGCGTCCATTTGGATCGGCCGGTGGCCGAGGTTTTTTTCGTACGAGTCGCAAGCGTTGGGGTCTTTGTCGAACGCCCACGCAAACTCGACGCCCGCGCGGCGAAAGCCCTCGGCCATCCCGCCGGAGCAACAGAATATTTCGAGCGCCTTCATCTGCTCACCGCGTTCTCTCCTTCATGATTTCGCGTAAACGCGCCTCCGCTACTTCGCGCGTCAAGTACGCTTTGTCAGGCGGCATGGGCAGCAATTGTCCGACGCCCACGATGACTAAGAGCTCGTCGTTGCTCTCGGACCACACCTCAGCCTCGAAGACCGCGGGGTCTCCGCCGTCTTCACGACCGATCACGTAAACCCGGCGTCGGGTGTTCATGCTTGGGCGCCCTCTCGAATTTTTCGTGCTCACCGCGTTCTCCTTCAGTCGGCCGCCGGGTTTCTGCGAATTTCTTTGACTCGATATTCGGCGAGCCCGCGATACTCGCCTCGTTCGGGATCGAGAAGCTTTGGCCGCTCGTGCGTGCAGAGCCACCACCAACCCTCGCTGCTGTTCGGGGGACGGCTGGGGCAGCCAGTCACCTCGCAGATATGCGCGACGTGGGCGGCGCTCGCAGCTTGCAGCGCTTTCGCGTACTCCTCCGCCATTTCGCCTTCATCGAAAACGGCCACGGGCCACGTCCGATAGTCGTCGTAGATGCCGCTCGAGCCGCTTACCAGATAAACCTTGCAGGCCATTATGCTTGCGCTCCTTCATGAAGTTGCACGCGCACGCGCGCCCAAAACCGTTGCTCCTCTTGCACGCAACCGACGACGCACCGGAGCATGCCCATGGCTTCCACCGCGTCTACTTCGCAAAGCCAAGGCGTCACCTCCTCGAACATCGCCGGGACGTCGTGCTGGAGCTCGACGATGAGCCCCGCGCGCTTTTCGATTTCCATGACGATCACGGAGATGTCTTCGCCTACGCAGAAGAGGAATCCGAAGAGCTCAGTCAGGGGCTTTCCGTTTTCCTCGACTTGGGCGCAGAGAATTTCATGCGCGCTTTCGATGATGAGGTTGATCCACGTTTCGTCCGCGTCGCTCGCGTTGTCGGTCAGGCATTTCACCGCCATGGTCAGACCCTCACTGGCACCCAAAGCGGAAACGACACCGCGCCATCGGTGGCGAGCCGGATCTTGTCCGCGAATTCGACGCTCACGCGCCGCTCGGGATCCTTCAGTTGCATCAAATGTCGGAAGTCGCGGTCGGACAGGCCCGCCTTCTTGGCAAACGCCGTGCGCGTCATTCCGTGGTCGCTGATCCAGCGGTCTAGGATGTCGTAAGCCAGGATTTGACAAGCCATGGGGCCTTCCCTCCGTGGGTACACCACTCGCGCAGTCCGCGCACGATCGCCTCGAGCTCGTGAATGCGCTCGAGCGGCGCGGCTTCAGCGTCGATTTGCGTGACGCTAACGTCCGCGCCCGGATGCCAGCACGCGGCTTCGGCCCACCAGGCGTGGCCGCGCATCGAGACGCAGAGCACACCAAACTCGTCCACTTCGGCTTCTACTTTCATCGTTCCCCTAACATGCGTTTGATTTCTTCCCAGGTATAGCCCGCGTGGCTGCCGAGGTAGCCGAGCGCGTAGGCGGCCCGCTCGGTCAAGCTTCCGTTGATGGCGAGCGCGACTCGACACGCGCGCCGAAACACGATGCGGCGGCTCGGCTTCGGCATGGTCCGTTTTTTCTTCCGGCGCCGCAGCCTCACGTGCCGTCGAATCACTCGAGCCGCTCCACGTGGATGCGGTAGATCGGCGACCGCTTCTTTTCCTCGAAGACCACGCGCTTGCCGCGCTTTCGCTCGCGCGGAACGATCGCGCAGCCTTGCTTCGGATCAAACTCGGTGTGCCAGTAGGCGCCCGGGCCGAAAAGCTTGCGGAGCGCGAGCGTGCGCGCCTCGAGCCGATCGTCGGCTTCCACTTGGCACTCGAGCGTCGATCCCTTCCGCTTCAGTTGGATGATAAACGTGCTCATGTCTCGGCCTTTCCCTTCGCCACTTCCGCTTCCAATGCGACCACGCGCGCCTCGAGCTCCTCGGCGGCTTTGGCGATGCCCACCAGAAGCGCGGCGAATCCCGAGGTCACGCCTTGCCGTTGCGCTTCACGCGCGTGCTGTTTGACTCGCTCCTCGAACGTCATCGGGTCACCTCGTTTCGGGGTTCGGAGCATTTCGTTATCCGATCCATAGCCACGTCTCCCCCGGGCTCAGCAATCCTCCCGATTCAAGCTCGGCCTCGAATTCGTCGATGTCGTGTGCTTCGGCTTCGTCCACGAGATAACGGGCAATCTTCTTGCCGATCGGGCAGTAGACGCCGCTCGAGGAGGCGTTCAGGCGGATCCAGACGCGGACGCGGGTTGCTTTCTTGATCGCGGCGCGGAGTTCGTCACCGGTCATCCGACGCCTATCTTGCAGATCGCCTCGAGCAAGTCGGCCGCGGTGTGGAAGTAGAGCGTCACGATCGGCTCGCCGTCGGGCGCGTACACGCCGAGCACGTAGCCGCTCGCCCCGTCGGCTTCGGTCACGAGCAAGTAATGCTGGCCGACCGAACGCGTCCACTCCGGGCCGCCCGCGCCGCAGCCGTACTCAAAGCCGCTTTCGCGTAACGCTTGGTCGTCGGGGATCACGACGCGGCCTCGATCGCGCGCCAGAGATCGACCAGCGTGGTCCGGTCGAGCTCGATCGAGTGCACGACCCCCTTTCTGTCAAACACGTAGATCAGAAAGACGCGCTCACCGTTGACGGTCGAGCTCGTGACGGTCGCGTTTGCGTCAGGGCGTACGCCCATGGTGGCGGGCGGCCACGGCGCCGCGAGCGCGTCGAGCGCGTCGAGGATCTCCGGGATGTGATCGGCGGGCGAAACTATGTCTCGGCCGCTGCTTAGCAGGCGCGCGCTCGTGCGCTCTTTGATGCGTTCGGAAATCTTTTTCATAGCGGATCCCAGATCCTTTCGATGAGGCGCACCATCGGAGCCCCACTGGCATCGCTGATTACGGCTGTCCGAGAAGGTGCGTGCCACTCGACCGAATCGAGCCCGCGCGGCGCGTAGATGCGGAGCACTGCTAGGGCGTGTTCGAGCTCGACGTGGGACGCCTCCCAAAACATCAGCACAGTGCCGCCGTAGTCGATTTCCTCCCAGTCTTCGATCGGCTCCCCGGGCTTCCAATCGGCGTACGTCATACCGGGCGGAAGGATTTCCACGCCATAGCGCACCAAGCGCCGCTTCGCGTCTCGACGCGCCCTTAGTTCGGCCGACACGCGGGCGCCTCGCAGTGGAACCCGGCCACGCAATCGCAATCATGCGCGCACGGCCAAGCGCATTTCCCATAGGTGAGATTGCAGCGATGTCCGCCGCAATCGTCGTCGCTATCGCACGCGAACGCCAACTCGGCCGGCACGACTTCGCAGACCGAGTAAACGGGCTTGTAGCCGTCGGCCGAGGCGGCCGCGTCGGCCGCCTCCGTTCCATCGGGCGTGTTGATCGACGACGACGAGCAGGCCGCGAGCGCGAGCGCGACAAGCGCCGCGCGGATCACGGCCACACCCGACCTGTAACAGTCGCGTTGACGCCACCGAGTTGTTTTGCGCGCTTGGCCGCCGCAATCGCCGACGTCCGCCGGTGAAATCCAAACTCCAGGTCCCGCCAGCCCTCCGTAAACGAAAACCCCGCTCCGTCGTGCCGACGTCCTACGGCCGCACAGATCGCCTTGTCTCGCTCGCGATCGAATCCTTTATATTCCACCATCACCGAGAACGGGGGCGGGGGCTTCCAGCGGACTTTCTGCTTTTTCATTTGGGTTCCCCCACGAACGTCTCGGCGATGCGCTCGGCCAATTGCCAGGCATTCCAGCCGGGGAAGCGTTGCCACGCGCCCGCGCTCGGAGACCAGCGAAAGCCGCTCGACTTGCAAAGCTTCCGGATTTCCTCGCTGGGCTTGCCCGGGAAGTAGATCCGGACGCGGTTTTCCTCTTCTGCGATGCGCACCTCGCCGATTTGCTTCGCTTTCGGCTCTGCCGCGCGTGCCATTCGGAGCGATTCGATGCGCCCCCGGAGCCGTTTTAGCTCGCCGCTGCTATTGGTGAGGCGATACGCGGGGATCCCGGTACGCCCGGCAAAGTCGGGCGTGAGCAACTCTTCGATCTTTTCAGCGCCGAGACCAAGCTCCGCGAGCGCGCCGCGGGGGTGCTTGCTGCGCACGGCGCGATTAACGCGCTTCCAAAAGTCGCGCGCTGCCTCGAGTTCGCGCACGCGCGCCTCGAGCTTTTCGACCGCGTCGGGATCGTCCGATGAGATTGCGCGGTTTTCCTCAGCCGTGTCTGCGCGCCGGTCGAGCGCGTCGGCTACCTTCACCGCTTCGAACCCCTTGCGGTAGTTGGTTTCGATGCGGCCGCGGTAGCGGCGATCGCGGCCTTCCGAATGATGCCCGACCAGGATCGGCTGACCGAGCGGAATGATGCTCGCCATTTGATGCGCGCGCTCTACACGCGCCTCGCCTTCCTTCCGGAGCCGCTCGGCCCGCGCTCGGAGCCTCTCGACTTTCGCCGCGCGCTTTTCCTCGAAGGCGAGCCGCTGGGCCGCGCGCTCGGCCGACTCGTCAATGCCTTGGATTACTTGCTCATGGGTTAATCGTCTCATGGCTCACCGCTTCGCTTTCTTCAGAGGTTAGGAAATCGATCCACTCGCGCGGCTCGCAAGCTCGGAAGCCGCGCTGCAAGTCGTACAGATAGCAATGGGGGTTCGGGGAGATTTCGCCGGCGGCAAAGCCGTTGCCGATGCTCTCGATTTCGCGCGATCGTTTGATGCGCTTCGCGTGGTCCGTTTCGGGCCGGACACCTTCTAAGAGCGTGGTTCCATGCTCGTGCAGAACCCAGCCGAAGGGGTGCCCGTCGTGCACGCGGAGAAACGCGCGATCGTGCTTCGTGAGATCCGTCTTGAACGAAAGCGGCAGCCCGAGACGCGCGGACTCCGCGCGCATGGCGAGATACACGGCCGCATCGTTGAACGTGGCGCGGCCGCGCTCGGATCGTCGTGGGCGAAAGTGTCACTTTGCACGGGCTCGACTATGAAGGTGCCTACGAGCGCACGTTCCGGCTCGGAGATTTGGCCGACGGTCATACAAAATGGTGGCGCGCTCGGGGACGATCCTTGTCCCGTTCGCGAGCCTGACGGACGCGGAGCTTCTCTCCGAGATTCCGAAAGCCGCGCGGCGTCCTTCGATCACGCGGCCTTGTCGCCGCGTGTCGCGATATTTGACGTCGCGGATTTCGATCGTGCGGCTCATGACAGCACCGAACGCGTGCGGCCCGAGACTACCGCCACCACGATATGGTCACAGAACGCGATCCCGACCGCGTCACACCCCGCGCGCACGGCTTCCGTCATGAAGCGATCTTCCGGCGACGGCGTAGGATCCTCGCTTGGATGATTGTGAGAGAGAATGATCCGCGAAGCGTTCAAGGTGAGCGCCGCGCGAAGCACGTCTGCAACGGTCACCGCGCAACCATGCAAGCCGCCCCGCGCTACCTCGACAAGCCCGATCACATTGTTTCGGGCGTCGAGCCCGAGAAGTAGCAGGCACTCCCCCGCCGGTCGCATGACGCGGAACCACGCTAAGAGAGTGCGCGTGGCGTGGTCGAAGTCCGGCGCGCTCGCTTCGGCGACGTTTAGAACGCGTTCACGCCGTAGCGTGAGCCGATACTGGATAACCTTGGACACTTTCTCACCGCTTTCTTTCGGGACAAGCCCCGAAGCCTCGAACGCTGGCGCTAATCCTTTGGTCAGGCACCCGCCAAAGCGGTGAAACCAAAGCGGGCCGTTTCCCTTGGTGCTCGGCCCAGCGTTCGAGGCTTCGAAGCGCGAGCCATGGTGGCTCGCGCCCGAATTTCCGCGCCGCTAGATGCGCGCGGGCATCACCACAATCGTCGCTTCTCCCTGATAGTCCGCGTTCTCGCCCATGAACGAAGCATCCACGCGGGCCGGATCTAACTCTTGCCCAAGTCGCAACTGACAGAGCGTCGTTTTGCAGCCGTGACTTTCGGCAATCTCCCCCAGCACACCGAGTGCCGCGAGATAGAAGGCATTGAACCCGACGCATGCGGCCGGCTCTGGCATGTTCGCGATCGTCGGAATGACTTGATCCGCGGGCGGGAAAGTCGCGTCGACTTTCGGAAGCGCGGCTTGGACGTCACCCGACGCGATCGTAAAGCCCTTTCCCCTGGGGTGACGCGGACCTTTGTGCGCTTGCTTCCCAAGCCCTTCAGCGCGGCTTGGAGCTTCTTGGCGTTGACTAGGTGCTCCACGGCTTCCTTCGTTTCGTTGTCGCGTGGCTCGGTCGACTTGGCCGCGTCGATCTTGATCAACCGGTGCCCGTCCGTTGCGACGACACGCCCGCGACCCGTATCGAAACAGACGCTGGCCATGTGCGGCCGCGTGAAGTCCGCGCTTGCGTAGGATGTCACCGCGCGAAGCTCCGCGATCGTTGCCTCGAACGTTCCGTTTTCGTATTTCATTGGCTCACCGCTTTTCATGTCGGGCTCGATTGCCCGAGTCGACGCGCTAGCCATGCTGGCGCGCCGAGTCGGTCTCGCGAGGTTACTTGGGGAAGTCCGGCAATCCGTTGATCCCGATGCGCTTCCAAGTGTCGATCGCGTGCTCACGCGACCGGTAGATCCAATGTCCGTCCGCTCTGAACCAACGTTCGAACCGTTCCCATGCGGCCGCGTTATTCATCGTCGCACGCGATTACCAGATCCCGGTAATCGTCCATTTCGTCGACGCCGTAAGCGCCGGGCGCCTGGCACTCGCCCGCATGCGGAGCGCAGTCCGCGACTTTGCAATCGGCGCAAAGTACCTTCCCGCTTTCACCGTCCGATGCGATCGCAATTTCGCAGCAATCGCGACAATTGCAGCAAACATAGCCGGACATTTAGAAGCCCTCCGCTTGCACGTCGGCCGGCATGTAGGCTCGGAGCCAGGGATAGGCGCGTAGTGCCGCTCGGATTTGTATGTCGGCCGCTTTTCGGTCTTCGCCGTACTTGAGGCGCCAGTAGTCAATCAAGCCCTTAAACGACAAGCGGACTTCTTGCGGCTTGTCGGCCGTGGCTTCCCGCTCGTTTCGGGCGCGGCATGTCTCACAAAGGTCCGTTTCGTCGAATTGCGATCGCAACGCCTCCGCATCTTGCTTGCTCACGCGAGACCAGCGCTCCCAAACCCAAGAGTCGGATCCGCGCATGGGCGCGTGCTTTTCGCATGCGATCGCGCCTCTTTCGCTCCAAAACAATGTTTTTCCCATTGGCTCACCGCTTGTTTCGCGCGTCTTATCGGCGTCTTTTCCGATCGTCGTGCCATGTTCTCACCGCTTGTCGTGCGCCCGACTCGGGCTCGTACGGACATCTAGCACCGGACATGCCACACCGGACCGGTGCGCCAAGCGCCCGAAACTACTATAACGACGTAGTTTTACCGCGTAGGACGATGCGCACTTGGCGCCCGGACGGTTCGCACTCGGAGCGAACTACGGTTCGCCTGTCTTTTTGACCTTGGCCCAACGGTCAAAACGACCGTTTTTCCAGGTTCGGCCGGAGAGGATCGCCTTGATCGTTTCGTGCGACACGCCGAAAAGAGCGCCGATGGCTTTCCGCTTGGCGCCTAGCTTGGCGAGCCTACGGATGAATCGGACGTCCCTCTCGGTCAGTTTCGCTTTCCAGTGCCGCTCCCCTTGGCGGTAGCGGCCTTTTCTGGCGCAGTCCTGATTATTCTCTCGGCGCGTCCCGAGGAAAAGATGACCGTCGAGCACGCAAAGCGGGACGTCGCAGCGATGACAGACGCACATGCCGGGCGGGATCGGTCCGTGGTGCAATCGCCATGCGACGCGGTGTGCCGACTCGCGCTTTTTGGTGTCGCGATCGTAGACGTAACCATAAGTCATTCCGCGACGATCCGTGCGAGTAGGGCCAATCCAGATCACGCATGCGCCCGATTGCTTCGTTTTCGACCAGAACCACTCATCCACGGCGCTTAACGCCGATTGTAGCGCTCTCACACAGAATTTTTCGCGCCTTTTGGTCAGTAGTTTTTTGGTGATTTCGTTACGGGGTTCCGCAACTTTGGGGATCCGCGGCCGCTCATCCGCCGCGGCACCGCCGCGGAGGCGCCACAAGCCGGCCATTGCGCGGCCGCTACGGCGATGTTATACCCGGCGCTTATGAGCAATGAGACGGTGAGCAGCGGCCCCGATTTCGACTTCGATCCCGATCGCACCGATTGCAAGAAGTGTGGCCGGCAGAATTGCCCAGACTTCCGCCGGCGCCCTGACGGCGGCGTGACCATCGGAGAGCACGTGGATGCGCTCGAGGGGCTCGAGGAGCCGCGGGTGGGCATCAATTTCAATGACGAGCAGGCGCGCGACCTGTGCGCTTGGCTCCGAAAACACGGCTACGGCGACTGAGGCGCCCGTGGATCTCTGGCTTTTGGCCTTCCAGGCCGCGGCGATGACGTTCGTGGTGACGCGAAGCGGGCTTTTTGCTCCGCTCCGAGAGCACGGCCCCGCGGGGTGGCGCTCCTTTATAGGGTGCTCGCTTTGCGTCGGGGTGTGGGTGGGGATGCTCCTCACCGCGGCGCAGCTCGCGGCGGCTGGCTATCGGCCGGCGAGCTCCGCGGTCTTTTGCTCTTGGGCGCTGATGGCCCTCGGCACCGGCGCTCTTTCGGGCGTGGTCGCCCTCGGCTTCACCGTGGCGATCGACTTTGCCGACGGCGTCGCGAGCTCAGTGGAAAAGCTCGCAACGCGTCCGATCGCCGAGCGCAAAAACGAATAGCGAGCCGACTGATGGTGCACACGAAAATCCGCGGTGAACTAACGAGCTTTACGCTGAGCTCGAAAGGCGAGGCTCTCCCGGGCGAATACGCCGAGGCGAGAAGCGCGCGTCGAGCTCTGCAATTCTGCAAGCACACGCTGCAAATGCTCGAGGACACGATCAACGTCGGCGAGCATCGCTTGATCACCAGCGTGGACCTCCGCTGCTATTCGCGGCTCTGCCACGACTGCTCCATGGCCAAGGCGCGGGAGGCGTTCAAGTGACGCCGCCGCTGGTGACGGTGCATTGGTCGGAGTGGCTGCTTGTCCCGACGACCGTGAAGATCGGCTGCGACGAGTCGAGCTCGAGCATTGCGATGATGACCGCGGACGGGCAAAGCGGGCTCGATGACTCGAGCCGCCGCTTCGACTTCGACACGACGCGCGTCACCTGCGCCGACTGCAAAGCGCTAATCGCCGAAGCGCTCCAGGTGCGGCCGTGAAACGCGCTTGTCCGTTCTGCGGGCGGACGCTCCGCTATCGGAGTCGGCACGCCTGCTACAAGTGTTTGCCGCAACTGGTGTCGGCTCTGATTGCTCTCAGCAAGTTCGCGCGGAGTCTTCGGTGAGCTACGACACCACTCCGATCCCCGTGACTTGGACGCACGCTTGCGGCTTTCGCGAAGTGGTGTGCGGCAAGAAAACACCTGACACGAAGCGCTACTGCAAGCGGCACCGGATCTGGACCGAAGAGCAGTGCCACGAGTGCGCGCGCTGCAAAGAGTGCGTGGCAGCTCGGCGGCGCTCGGAAGTTGCTCGATGAAATGCGAGGCGCAATGGTTTTGCATCAACAACAACGGCAAGCGCCCGACGCCGTGCAAACAGCCCGCGTCGATCGAGCTCGAGGGGCGTCGACTCTGCTACGTGCACCATTCGGTCGTGAAGGCGGGTTACGCGACCCTCGCGCAAGTGCTCGCGGGAGAGCGACCGCGGCGTGCCACCGATCACTGCTCACCGCCCGGGGACGTGGTCTCGTGACCGACAAGCAACGCCCGTCGGTCGTTTCGTTAAACGGCATCTGCTCGAGTTGCTCTCGGATGGAGCCGCTCTTCCGGAACCCGCTCGGCCCCTTGGCGCTTTGCTACGAGTGCTTACGAGACCGCGAGCCGCTCGCGAGCGAGAGCCAGTGCACGTGTCCGCAGTGGGTGATTCGGGGCGACTGCCCGACTCATGGTTTTCCGATTCCCAGGTGACGAGAGGAGAATGCGGTGAGCGACGACAAACGATGTAACCACGGATTTCTGCGCGGTCTCTGCGTCATGAATAACTGCGCCCACTTCGATGGCGCGAGCGATTGGAAAGCGCGGCTCAAGACGCGCTTCAGCCACGCCAAGGGTGACGGGCGCGTAATTCGGGTCAAGAGCGTCACGCAAAAGGAGCGGGCGCGATGAGCGACGAAGCACGCGCAGCGGTCGCTTACATCGAGCGCGATTCCGATCACCGCATCCTATGCGTCTGGAACAAACGTTACGGCGGATGGGGGATGCCGGGCGGAAAGGTCGAAGACAACGAGACCGTGGTGCAGGCGCTTGCTCGCGAGCTCGGCGAGGAAACCGGTCTATCGATCGCGGGGCAGCCCGAGGCGATCTACGATGCGCCGCACAAGACCAAACCGATTCCCGGAGTCAGCGGCCGCGGCTCTTGGGTGATCGTGTTTCGCGTTTGGGCACGCGGGCAGCCCAAGGAGATGGAACCGGGCTGTCCGGTTACTTGGCTCACGCGCGAGGAATTCCTTCGGTGGTCGCCGTTCCGGGATTTTTATGAGCTGATGTTCGAGACGATTTTTCCTCCGGAGTGCAGCTGTGCGGAAATTCAGCGGAGGGATCCGAAGCGGCATTTCAAGGGATGCGCTCTCCGCGTCGAGCTCGCTGAAGCGCGCTGCTGTTGCGCGAAGATTCACTTCCCGTCGGGGGAGGTTTTCGGAAATCCCTGCCCCGCCTGTCCGCTCCACGGCGACAACGCTGTGCATGCAGCCCAACTTGGCCAGCGGCTGACCGGCGGCGGCCCGCTCACTTATCCCGACGGGAGTCTCGTAGAGGGTCCGGATCCGAAAGGCTTTCCCGAGTGCGTGCGCAACGGCGGCTCGAGCCGCATGTGCGAGCGCGGAACCAAGGGATGCGAGATCCACCACGGCGGTGTTTTCGGCTGCACCTGCAAATACCCCTATCCGCATCCGCTCAAAGGCGGCGGCGGTTTCCAAGTGCACCAATCGGACTGCGCGATTGGTGGGATTTCACCGGCCAAGGATTGCACCGTTCCGGAGACGGAAGGCTTTCGGGAGCGAAAAGAATAACCCCATGGGCCGCCGCCTGAACCCAAACTGCACCGGATGCGGGATACCTCGCGTCAATGGCCCCGACTTCTACAAAGAGAAGAGCGGGAATCCGCGCCCACATTGCAAGCGCTGCATGGGCAAGTCGGCAGCTCGGTGGCGCGCTCGCAATCCAGACAAGCATCGGGTGATCTATCGCCGCTGCAATCATCGCGTGAATGTTCGCCAACGGTTTGGGTTGAGCGTCCAGCAATTCGGCGTATTGCTCGCATCATCGAACGGCAAATGCGCGATCTGCGCTCGCCCTGAGGGTCGCTCAGACCGACGGCGGCTTTCACTCGACCACGACTACACAACGGGAGCGCTTCGCGGCTTCCTCTGTTCGCACTGCAATCTTGCGATTGGCGTTTTTCACCACGACGTTGTCTGGTTGCAGCGCGCCATCGATTACCTTCGCAGCGGTGTCGATTTGCGTGATCTGCTGAAAGTTGGTGTCACATGACCGAACCGAGCCCGACTCTGCTTCCGATTCCAATGCTGCTGTGGTGTCCCAAGTGCGGCGAGCGTCATATCGACGCTGGAGAATTCGCAACCCGGCATCACTCGAGCCACGCATGTCAATTTTGCGGACTGGTTTGGCGGCCGGCGATCGTGCCCACGGTCGGTGTCGCGTTTCTACCGGGGTTCAAGGACAAAGCGGAGGCACCATGAGCGAATACCAAATCGTAGATGGCGTCGAGATTGCTCCCGAGAACGAGTGCATCGTTTGCGGGCTGAAGCGACAGGCGGACGTGCAGCGCTGGGGGATTTACCTTGCCGGATCGATTCCGCTTGGCGCGCTCGCTTGCTCGCCCCGCTGCGCCGCGCTCGCGGTCGATCGCATGAAGGAAACCGGGCGAGTCGACGATCGGAACGAGGAGCATTGACCGTGCTGATCACCGAACATCTTCCGGACTGTCCGCTCGGCTCTGCACTCGGCCCGGTCGCGATTGAGTGCATACACGGCTACGACGTTTGCCCGCAGTGCGATCCCTGCCGCTGCGACGGCACTACTAAGTACGCGATCGAAACATGGCAGACCGAGCGCGGCTGGTCCGCTCGCGAATCGTTCACGAGGCTCGAGGCAGTCGGCGGCTTGAGCGAACAGCACGCTTTCAACGAAGTCGCGGGCGCTCTGCTAATCGCTCTCGGCCATCGTCGACACCCGCCGACTCGGATCGCGCTCGTTACCGTGCGGCTCGGTTCCGATCCCGAAAGCAACCAAACCAAGGAGCCATGATGCGCTTGACGATCAGAAAGAGCGACTGGATCGACGATTGGTGGCTAATCGAACGCGCTGAGCATGATGGCCGTCAGTGGATGGAGAAAGTAGGCCCAAATGCGATGGGATGCGGCAGTTGTAATTTTCCGCTTCGCACAAGCTCCCGGTTTTCGGACGCGGACGTCGAAGGATACGGCTCCGAGATGCTCTCTCTCGCGGCGGCGATCACCGAGCGCTCGAGCTTTCGCGCGAAACGCTGCGCCGTGGCAGTGAAGGGGCAGACCGCCGAGTTTTGGTCACCGCGCAATAGCCAGGAGCACGGCGTTGTGACCATCGAGGAGGCGGACGAGCTCGCCGCGCTGATTGTCGCCACCGTCCCCCAAAGCACCCAAACCCCGGAGCCGAAATGATTTTGCTTTTCGAAGTTCCCTGCGATGTCGATTTCCGTTTCTACGGCACCGTTGGCTCTCAGGCGACCGCGTGCAGCGAGGATCGGGACACGGTTGCAGTCGAATGTGATCCGGAGGATCGCCCCAAGGTGATCGCTCTATTTCGTAAGCTTCTTTCGCTGCTGGAATCTGGTCGGCCCACTGATCCGGAGCCGAACAAATGAGCACCGAGGGGCGCCTGGTGATCAAGGCCGTCATCACCATCTGTAACGGCTGCAAGCGCGAGATTACGTACTACCCGGATCCGCCGCTGGTTGGCGCCGAAGCGCTGATGGCTTGGACCAAGACGGAGCTCCGTCAGTGCAGTTGCGGGGCGGTCACGTGTGATTTGAAGATCCCGCTTCCGCCGGACTTCGAAACCGGGCTGACGAGTGCGCCGAAGGAGGAGCCATGAAACAGCACACGCTTGTCGCACTGCTCCTGTCCGCCTGCGCCTCGAGCCAACAGCCCGAGGCTTGCCCCAAGTGCTACGCGATCGACGAAGTCGCGCCCTACGACCCCCCGAACCGCGTCGTCATCCTGTGCGATCAACCGGACGCAGGAGCGCCCGTGGACGATCCCGACGCGGAGCCGACGGGACCGATTTCCTTCTGATCAAACCCACGGAGAAAGCAGCCAATGCAAGTGAGAGAGATCAAATGAGCACGGGGTGGTCGATGATCGCGCTTGCATCTGCGATGGGCCACGAAGGCGCGACGCAAGTACTCGAAGACCACGTCGAAGAGTGCTTCAAAAACTGGCAACCCGTGGACAGCCTAAAAGCGGAGAACCCAATGGACGAACCCATTCCCGACCTTCTGATCAAAGTTGCCGATGTCCTC